ATGGCGCGCACCGACCATGATCGTTGGGACCTGGCGACCAGCGTCGGGGCGACCGCGACCATGGTGGCGGCCCAGCGGGCGCTGTCCTCGGATGCGAACTTGATCGACGACCCCTACGCCGCGCCGCTGGTGCGGGCGGTCGGCATCGACGTCTACGTCCGGTTGGTGGACGGGGAGATCCAGCCCGGGACGTCCGAGTTCGACCCGCATCGCATGGCGAAGGGGATGGCTTGCCGGACAAGGTTTTACGACGACTTCTTCCTTGACGCCGCCCGCGCCGGCGTCGGCCAGGCGGTGATCCTGGCCTCGGGACTGGACGCGCGCGCCTACCGCCTGCCCTGGCCGGCCGGCACCGTCGTCTACGAGGTCGACATGCCCGACGTGATCGAGTTCAAGACCCTGACGCTGGCCGACCTCGGCGCGCAGCCGACCGCGCAGCGGCGCACGGTCGCGATCGACCTGCGCGACGACTGGGCCGCCGCGTTACGGGAAGAGGGGTTCGACACGCAGGCTCCCGCCGCGTGGAGCGCCGAGGGCCTGCTGGTGTATCTGCCGGAACAGGCCCAGGACGCGCTGTTCGACAACATCACCGCGTTGAGCGCCCCGGGCAGCCGGCTGGCTTTCGACTTCGTGCCCGACACCGCCGTTTTCGCCGACCCGCGCTGGCGCGCCCACCACGAGCGGATGAGCGAGCTCGGGTTCGAGGTCGATTTCAATGACCTGGTCTACCACGGCGAGCGCAGCCACATCGTCGACCACTTGAGCGGGCGGGGCTGGCGGGTCACCTCGAGGACGATCGCCGAGCTGCATGCGGCCAACGGCTTCGCCTACGCCGCCGACGACGTCGCCGCGGCCTTCGCCGACGTCACCTACAGCAGCGCCGTGCTCGGCGGGTAATACCGAGGCCGCCGGCGTGCAACTGTCACGCATCAGCCGACGTCATATGCGTCTGGTGCCCCCACTAGGACTCGAACCTAGGACCTGCGGATTAAACGTCTGGATCATGCGGCGTGAGTTACGGAAAAGTGACGGACGCCACAATGGGATCGATCCGGAGGCCTTGACGTAATTGCGATGCAACCGTCACCAAACTCAAAGAAAACTCATGATTTAGTTCCGGCCGTGACAATTAGACATCCGTTGATTGAGCAGTGGGAGCTATGGCAATTCGCTGCCAGGCGGTCCGACGTAACCATTAGCGAAAGGATCCGAGTCGTCACTCTGTTTGCGGAAGAGACTGGCTGCTCACCGGTTTCGGCTCAGCCCATCGAGATAATCCACTGGATGAACAGGCACACAGAATGGTCTGGCGCGACAGCAGCGACTTACCACAGCTATTTGCGGGCGTGGTTCAAGTGGCTAACAATTATGGACCACCGAATCGACGACCCAATGGTCAAACTGGGGGCACCCCGTTATCCAGAAAGGGTTCCCCGCCCCGTCAGCGATGACGATTTAGTCCGCTTGTTGCTGACCCCAATGCACCACCGCACGCGGGTGATGATTCTCCTCGCGGCGCTCGGCGGCCTACGCGTCGCGGAGATCTCACGGGTCCGCGGCGAGGACATCGACATCGCCAAGCCCGCGATCCACGTCGTCGGCAAGGGCAAGCGCAGCGCTTGGCTGCCGCTGCACGTGCTTCTCGTCGATGCGGCCTTGACGATGCCGACGCGGGGGTGGTGGTTCCCGGCGAACTCGCGGCGCCCGGGCGACCATGTGCATTCCAAATCGGTCAGCGACATCATCGGCAACGCGATGCGCCGCGCCGGCGTGCGCGGCACACCGCATGGGCTCCGGCACTGGTACGGCACCACACTGCTCGATGACGGCGCCGATCTGCGCACCGTGCAAGAGCTTCTGCGGCACCGCTCGCTGTCGACCACCCAGATCTACACCCGTGTGACCGACGAACGCCGAGCCGCGGCGGTCGGTCGACTGAATCCTTTCCGGGGTGCCTCCTAGATTTGTCGCGCGTACAACAGGAAGGGGTTACGATCCCGCTGTGAGGACCCACGCGCTCCTGCTGGCTTGCGCCCTAACCGCATTCGCAGCCACGCCATCAGCCCGAGCCGACAACGGCGATGCTGACTTCATCAGTTTCCTCGAGCAACACAACCTCGGGTGCGGCGAGGGCGCGCTGAAATGCAGCAGCGATACCGAGCTGATAGGTATCGGCCACTCGGTCTGCTACGACATCGACAACAACGGCCAGACCCCCGGCGAAGCCGCCAACAAGCTCGTCGCCATCGGCGATGGGTGGCTCAACCGTGAGCAGGCCTCCGTGATCGTCGCGGCGTCTCTGGTCAATTACTGCCCATGGGACAAGTTGTGAGCGAAGAGACCGAGACTGCGGAATCGGCCGATGAGACCGTCGCGGGGACGTCGCATGGCGCGGGTGGTGACGAGACCGAGGTCGTCCCGCCGGTCACCGAGGTAGCCCCGGAGTTGGCGTGGTCGGGCTGCGAAGACGAGGCCGGCCTGGAGCCGGCGCCGGCCGCCGGCCGATCGTGGGCCCGCACCTGCGGCTACGCCGCGCTGATCGGAGTGGTGCCGGCCGGCCTGTTGATCCTGATCTTCGGCTTCCCGTGGTACTGGTTCAGCCCGCGCTCGAGCGCACCTGCGCCGAGCGTGGCGGCCCCGACGCCGGCGCCCACGGTCGCGGCGCTTCCACCCGCCGGCAGCGCGCCCCCGCCGGCCGTCCGCACGCTGGGGCCTGTGGCTGTGCCACCGCCGTCAACGGTGACCGTCACGGCAGTGCCGCCGGCGACAGTGACCGTGCAAGCAGCGCCTACGCTGCCGCCGACGGACAGCAGCTGGACGCCGGAGCAGCTCGCAACCTCGACGTGCGATGTGCTCTGGGGCGGGGGCAGCCAAGCCGATGCGATCCAATTCGTGCGGAACAAGACCGGGTGGGATTTCGGGCCCGCTCAACGCTGGACCGCTCAGGCGACCTCGATCACCTGCCCGGGAGCCGGGCACTGACCCGGCCGGCTCACCACCGGTCGAGGATCATCGCGAGGATCGCGCCCATGAGCACCACCACCGCGGTCCAGCCGGCCACCAGCACCAGCAGCGGGTGATCGGCCGGCCTCATAGTTCGATGTCGAGTTCGGGAGGGATCGGCGGGTAGTCGGCGCCGGGCAGGTTCTCCTTGATCCAGCGGATTGTGCGCCGCATCCATGCCTCGGCGATCCGGAACTTCTTCTCCGCGACGTCGCGGGCCTGGCGGTCGGCTTCGGCGAGCCTCTCGGCCTTGTCGATGCGTTTGGCGTTCTCGACGATCTCTTCGCCCTGCTCTTGGAGCCGCTTCTCGATGGCGTCGGTGTAGCGGGCCCAGTTCTCGCTGGCCGCCGCGTAGGCCTTGGTGAAGGTGTCGTTGATGGCCGCCTGCGCGGTCGCCTCGGCGGTCTTCGTCGATGCGCGGGCGGCTTCCAGCGCGGCGTTGGCTTGGATTGTGGCGGCGTTGGCCTGTTCCTTGAGGGTGTCGATCTGCTCCAGTGAGGCTTGGTGGTTCTTCTTGGCTTGGAACAGCACCCCGAGTAGGCCGATGACGGCGACCACGAGGGAGCCGAAGACCGGCCCCCAGATCGTCCAGTTCACCGGCCGGCGCTGCGGCGTGGTCTGGCCACGACGTTGCGCAGCCAGCTGGCCGTCCGGTTGGGCACCTTCAACCCGACGACCGCGTACAACACCACGCCGAGGGCTTCGTAGCCGCCGTGGGAGAGCGCGTGTGGCCAGTCGAGGGCGCCGAGGTCATGTCGTGGGGCGTCCTGCCACGCCGCCAGCAGTGCGGCGGCGAACGCCACTCCCGCGAACTCGAACGTGTTGGCCGCCCAGGTCCAGCCGGGCCACTTCCAGTTGATCGCCACGTTGGCCTTTCAGGTCTAGGAAACCCCGCGGGGCGGCAGGTGTTTGTCGCCCGGCGGGGTTCCGGTCAGGTCAGGCCGACAGGAAGGCGTCGACGTCCTTGACGAACACCTCGGCCTTGGCGATGAACGCCTTCACCTGCTCGGGCAGCGGCAGGTCTTCGATCACTTGGAGCACGGTTTCGGCGTCCTTGACGAGGGTTTCGGCGTCGGCCTTGAGCTGGGCGGGATCGATAGTGGTCATGACGGTATTTCCTTTCAGGAGAGGGTGATTCGACTGCGCGGGCGACGCTGCCCGCGCAGGGCTCTAGGCGAACTGCGGTGCGACCACCTGGGTCAGGTAGTTGATCATCGGGGTGATGTCGTACGCGTAGTGGTCCGCTGACGGGCCGGCGGCCACGAATTGCAGGCCGTTCCAGATCGCTTCGGCCATCGCGATGACCATCGTGATCGGGTTGACGAACTGCTCGACCGCGGCCTCGATCAGCGCGACGAGGCCTTCGATGGTGCCGCCGAAGTCCTGCGACACGATGATGTTGTAGATCAGGGTTTCGTCGTGTCCGACTTCGGTTTCCGCGGTCCACGGGTCGGTGCCGATGGGCGCGTTGGTGTACAGCTCGGTGGCGCCCCCGTCGGTGCCGAGCCACACGAAATCGAGCCAGTTGGACGGGGTTTGGGCCGGGGTGAGGCAGTCGGGGCCGGAGATGCCTCCGGTGACCTGGCCGTCGCGCAGGCCGGGCATTCCCCAGCCGGCGTAGGCGTTGCCGTTGGCGTAGCCGGGTGAGCGCAGCGGGTTGCCCCACATCAGCGCGGCCGGCACCCGGGCTTGCAGCCCGTTGGCGAGGATGAAGTCGCGCCACCACCAGCTGCCGCAGATCGCGCCCTGGCTGTAGCCGATGGGGTTGCGAACTGTTCGGCGATTCGTGAGTAAACGTGATCGAATGTGTGTTTTAGTGAGTGGGTGAAGTTGGCGGAGTGGGCGCGTGCGAATGGTGTGCATCCGCAGACTGCGTATCGGTGGTTTCGTGAGGGCCGGATGCCGGTGCCGGCTCGCCGGTTGGAGTCGGGGACGATCTGGGTCGATGCGCCAGCGTCTGGGGAATCCGGCCACACGGTGGTGTATGCGCGGGTGTCCTCGCATGATCAGCGCGCCGATCTGGACCGGCAGGTCGCCCGCTTGGCGGATTGGGCGACCTCGAACGGTCACGTGATCGGCGAGGTGGTGACCGAGGTCGGGTCGGGCCTGAACGGCAAGCGCCCCAAGCTGCGCCGGATTTTGTCGGACCCGTCTGTTTCAGTGGTGATCGTGGAGCACCGTGATCGGTTGGCTCGCTTCGGGGTGGAGCACCTGGAAGCGGCGTTGTCGGCGCAGGGCCGCCGGATCGTGGTGGCCGACCGGGGCGAGACTGTCGATGATCTGGTGCGCGACATGATCGAGGTGCTGACTTCGATGTGTGCACGTCTGTACGGCCGGCGTGGAGCGCGCAACCGGGCGATGCGAGCGGTGACCGCGGCCAAACAGGCCGAGCCTGTCGGGGTGGTTGCGGGTGGCTAGGTTCGAGGTGCCCGAGGGGTGGACGGCGCAGGCGTATCGCTTCGCCTTGGATCCGACACCAACACAGCTGCGCGGGTTGGCGTCTCATGCTGGTGCGGCACGGTTCGCCCATAATCACATGCTGGCGTTGGTGAAAGCGACCATGGATCAGCGGGCCGCTGAGCGCAGCTACGGGGTGCCCGAGTCTGAGTTGACGCCGGTGTTGGGGTGGTCGTTGCCGGCGCTGCGGCGGGTGTGGAATCAGCACAAAGCCGGGTGTGCGCCGTGGTGGGGTGAGAACTCTAAGGAGGCCTACAACACCGGCCTGGACGCGCTGGCCCGCGGCCTGGAGGCGTGGTCGACATCCCGCAGAGGGCAGCGCAAAGGGCGCGCGGTCGGCTTCCCACGGTTCAAGACCGCCCGAGCGGGCAAGTCGGTGCGGTTCACCACCGGGACCATCAGGATTGAGGCTGACCGCCGCCATGTCACCCTGCCGCGCCTGGGCGCGATTCGCACCCATGAGTCGACCCGTAAGCTGGCCCGCCGCATCGAGGCCGGCACAGCCAGAATCCTGTCGGCCACGGTGCGTCAAGATAGCGCCGGGCGCTGGCACTGCGCCCTGCAGGTGATCGTTGAGGCCAAGACGCGGCCCGCCCACGCACGCCGGTCACCGCATGCGGTGGTTGGTGTCGATGTCGGGGTCAAAGCCGATGCTCTGCTGGTGGTGGCGTCCCCGGACGGGGTGGAGGTCGACCGCATCCCGGCGCCGAAGTCGTTGACCGCCGCGCAGTCGCGGCTGCGGGCGTTGCAGCGCCGCGCGGCCCGCCAACACGGCCCGTATGACTTTCAGACCGGCACGCGCCGGCAGCCGTCGCGGCGGTGGCGCACGACTCAGGCCCGCATCGGCCGCACCCATGCTCATGCCGCCGCGGTGCGCCGTGACGTGCTGCACAAGGCCACCACCGCCCTGGCCCAACAACACCAGGTGATAGTCGTCGAGACATTGAACGCCGCCGGTATGCGTAGCGCTGGTGGGGCCCGCAAGCGTGGCCTCAACCGTGCCCTGGCTGATGCCGCCCTGGCCGAGGTGCGGCGCATGCTCGGCTACAAAACTCGTTGGTACGGTTCCCATCTGGAGGAAGCCGACCGGTATTTTCCGTCATCGAAGACCTGCACGGGTTGTGGGAGGCGAAAGCCAAACCTCACGCTGGCCGACCGAGTCTTCGACTGCGAGCACTGCGGCACGCGGATCGATCGTGATCTGGGTGCTGCGATCAACCTCGCCCGACTCGGCGAACCCAACTGGGGTGAACAGAGTCCCGCCGGGAGTGGCCCGGTGGCAGGACGTGGAGCCACGCATGAGACCGAACCCGCGCCAGCGGGCGACGCAGCAGGCAACGAAGCGTCAACCCCGCACCACCACCCGGTGGATCAGACGGGGACCGCCTCACCGCAAGGCGAGGCTGCCTGATGGAGCAAGCGAACTCACATTCGCTCACCAAAAGGCAACGGATGATCAGGTTGTTCGGCCACACGTCGGTCGCCAGCCGGACCCCTTCGTTCTTCCCGTCCAGCGCGGAGGCGCCCATGTTTGGGTTGAAGATCGACGCGGGGTAGTTCCCGACGGGCTGCCAGGTGAACACGTTCGGGAACGCCGCGGCGGCGGCCTGGGCGACCGCGGCCGGCTGCGGCCATCCGGTGTTGTCCATCGCCGACCCGGTGCCCGCCCACGTCATCAGCACGATCGGCAGCTCACCGCTGATCGCCCAGGACACGCCGGTGTGGTCGACGAACGCCGACGTCGACGAGACACCGGCCAGGGCGTCCATGATGTTGGCCCAGGTGACCGCAGCGGTCACGACGCGGCCTTCGGGGTGGGCTCGCCGGCCTGCTGGTACAGCGCGACGATCATGTCGAACCAGTCCAGCCCCTTGTACAGGCGCAGCCCGACTTTGCCGCTGGTCGTCTCGACGTCGAGCACCGACGAGGTGGTCTGGCCGGGCGCCTCGGGCGGGAAGTAGACGCCCGGGCCTTCGTACTCGTGGAGCTGGTCGACCTGACGGTAGGACAGCGGCGCCCCGGTTTGGGCGTCGATGCCGGCCAGCGCGCACATGACGGTCTGCGCGATCGCTCCCGCATTCGGGCTCATGGCGCCGAGCTTCGCCGGGCCGCCGATCGTCGCCAGGGTTTGCACCGGCAGCAAACCGAAGATGTGCGCGGCGACCGCATCGACCAGGGTCAGATCGTCGCCGTCGGCGATCTTCTGCGCCAGCACCGCCAGCGCGTCGGGCTTGCCGGCCAGCTGCGGCCACGCGCCGAGCTGCCCAGCGATCGCGTCGATTTCTTGCTGCTCGGTGGATTCTGGCTGTGTCACGGTTCCTCCTGTAAACAGTTGTGCGAGCTGGTCTTCGGTGCCTTTGAAGGCGTTGCAGTCGACGGTGATCCCGGCGACCAGGGCTTGGTCGGTGAACTGCCAGCAGGTGGGGGTCACGCCCCCGTAGGGCGCCCAGCCGGAGCCTTCGTCACCGCCCGCGGCTTCGTAAATCTGTGAGGCGTAACCAGTGCCGCCCGGGTAGGCCGAGGAGACGATCGCGCCGGCCTGGGACAGGTCGCCGCCTCCGACCTCGTCGAAATACCAGCGCGGACAGTAGCCGACCCCGACGGTGATGCCGGCGGCGTTGAACGCCGAGGCGACGGCGTAGTAGTTGGCGAGGTCGCCGCCGTTGGCCTCCCAGTCGAACATCGCGTTGGGCAGGCCGCCGGCCGCCAGGTAGGTCTGCGCCTGGGCGCCAAGGTTGTTGGTGGTGACGTAGTGGTAGCCCAGCACCGGAAGGTTGGCGTCCCGGCAGGCCTGAAGGACGACCGGCCAGAACGGATCCTCGTAGTAGTCGCCCTCGGAAACCTTGTGGCACATGCCCGAAAAGCCCTGCGGGATCAGCTGGTTGACGAAGTCGACCGCGTCCTGCTCGGAGTTCCAGTTGTTGTTGGAGCAGTCCGGGTAGAACAACGTGCCGCCGGCCGGGCCGCCGAGGCGCGGGAAGTCGGCGACCGGCGAGCGCCGCAGCGCGGACAGTTCACGTTCGGTTGACCAGTGGCTGATGTGTGCGAGGCGGTCGGTGTAGCGGACGTGGTCGTCGCCGTGGCGGCGCACCTCCCACTGCAGTCGCCCGTCGACGACGACAGCGGTGGCGGTAGCGCCGGCCTGGTAGCGGGTTTCTCCGACCAGCTCGGGGTGACCAGACGATTTCATAGCAGATTCCTTTGCGTGAGTGCGTGATTGGGGAGGTTCAGGCGACGGGGAAGAGGTAAAACACCGACATGTCGTAGGTGATGAGCCGAAACAGGTTCTGCGCGTACGCAACCGCGGTCAGCGAAACCGAGCCGTAGCTGGGCATCACATGGAAGTTCGACGGCAGCGTCACGGTGGCATCAGCGGACGCGGGCTGCTGCAGCACGATGTCCCACGCGGCCGCGCCGCTCATGCCGGCGTAGTTGAAGGTCAGGGCGTTGACCCCGGGCGCCAGCAAGTACTGGATGATGTTGCTCGAATTCAGTTGCAGCTCAGCGCCCGAGGCGTTTCCGGCCGCGGTCGTGACTGCCCCGTTCACGCTGAAGGTTTGTGGTGCTGTCTCGACGCCGTAGGTGGAGTCGACGTTGCGGTAGCCGGCGAAGGCGAACCATCCGTGATTTGTTCCTGGTGTCCACGCGAAGCCTTCGTCGAACCGGAAGCTCAAGATGCCGGTGCACCAAATGTCAGCTCCTGCACCAATGTTGATCGTGGCGTGACACGGCGCGGTGTTGGGGATTCCCGCGCATTCGACGGCGACAACAAGGTTGACCTGCTCGAGGTAGGGGGTTCCGCTGCCGGTGCCGACCGTGAGCAGGACGCCGGTGTTGGTGGAGGCGGCCGACCAGCCGGACTCGGGCTGGTAGGGCCGTCCATCAGCCGGCGCTGATCTGCTCGCCGGGGTCGGCGTCGTCCGGGCGGATCCCGCTCGGCGGCTCGCCGGCGTCGGCGTCGTCGACGCTGACCCGGCCGCGCTTGCCGCGCGGCGCTTTTGACATGACCGGGCCGGTGTTGAGCAGGTTCAAATCCGTTGCCAGCCGGTTGAAGTCGACACCCTCCGGGGACTTGGCGCCGGTGAACAGTTCCTCGGTGAGCGCGACGACCGCGACCGTGTTGTACGTCGCGTAGAAGGGGGCGGTGATGCCGCCGTGGCCGCCCCACGTGAACAGGCCGGCCTCGGTGCGGCTGGTGGCGTCGACGACGGGAATGTAGTGGCCGCCTTCGATGCGATGCCGGCCACGGAGCAGATGCCAGGGCTGGCCGGCCTCGAACTCCGCCTCGCAGTAGTCGGGCACCTGGATACCGATGCCGACCATGTCGAACAGCGACAGGGCGATCAGCAGCTCGTCGAAGTCACCCGGGGTCAGGCCGGCGTAGGCGACGATCTTGTGCCGGTTGCCGTCGGCGTCGACCAGGCCGGTGTTCTGCCGGAACTCGTACAGCTCGTGCACGTCGGTGCCCTGGTCGGTGCTCGGGTCACCGGGCACGTAGCCGGTGATCTCGGAGTAGTTCTGGACCGCGGTCTCGTCGGTGAAGTTCACGGCGACGCCGCGCAGCGCGTTGGCCAGCCGCACCTCTTCGATGCTGCCCGCGATTGCGCAGTCGCCCAGCTGGTCGTTCATGAACATGTGCGGCTGGATCAGATCCGAGTGGCCGAGGGGGAATTTCAGCGAGTCGACGGAGGGTAGGTCGCCGGTGTAGTAGTCGCAGAGACGCACGCGGGGTTGGGCCAGAACGGTTTTCAGGCCGAGCTTGTACTTCACGGTTTCTCCTTTCAGCCGCCGGCTGGCGGTCTGGTTACGAATCGGACGAGGCCGCCGTATTCGGGTTCGGGGCGCGGCTGCTTGGGCGGTGTGCCGCCGCGCGCGCCCGCAAGCGGCACAGTCAGCGGGACCGGGACGGCGGCTTCGGCGGCGCCGATGGGCCGCACCGCGGGCACCGGCGCGACGGCGGTACTGGCCGGTTGCGCCCACCACTGCCGCGGCGCCGACAGCGGGCCCACCCGCGCGGCGTTGCCGAACGCTGCCCGGACGCTGCTGACCGCGACCGCAGGCCCCGCGGCCGGCGCGGTCGCTTCGGCGCCCGCCGACAACCGGTTGAGCGCCTGCATGACCGGAGTCGCCGGCGCCAGCGCCCAGAGCACGTTGAACATCGACAGCACGGCGACCGGAAAGTCGTAGGGCCCCGACGAGAGGAATGACTGCAGGTATTGGCCGAGCAGGCTGCCGTTGTCGAGGCCCCAGAGCGGGATGTCGTTCGGGTTCAGCAGCGACAAGATCGACCCGGCGCCCCCGGTCGCGTCCTGCGCGTCCGGAACGTCCAGCGAGTCCGTTACCCGGGGCGCTGAGTCGAACGGCTGCAGCCCGCGGGTGCTCGCCGCTGACGCCACCTGGTATTCGGCCATGGCCGCGATGTCCTGGGCCCAGTATTCGGTGTAGACGGCTTCGAGCGCGGCGATGGCCGCCGTGTTCTGGCCGAGCAGGTTGGTCGCGACCAGCACGCGTAGTTGGGCCCGGTTGGCGGCGACCAGCGCGGGCGGCACGGTGGCGGCGCGGGCTGACTCGTACGCTGCGGCCGCGGCGCGCGCGGCGTTGGCGGTGTGCTCAGCTTGCGCGGCGGTCGTGGTCAGCCACGCCGCGTAGGCCAGCGCGCTTGCGGTCATCGCGTCGGCGGACGGCCCGCGCCAGGATGCGGCGAGCCCAAGCACCGTTGAACGGAAACCGGCGGCGCTTTCGGCTAACTGCGCAGAGATCGCATCCCAGGCGTGTGCTGCGGTTAGGAATGGGCCAGAGCCCGCACCGGCATACATGCGGGCTGAGTTGATCTCTGGCGGCAGCAGCCAAAAGTCCACCCGCTTAGGTCTGTTGGATGATCAGGTTGAAGGTCTGGTCGTACTGGCGGCCGTACTCGGTGACGATGTGCACGATCACCGGGTAGACGTCGCCGGTGACGCCGCCGGTGAGCCACCCGGTGGCCTGCGTGGCCGTGACGTTGACCGACACCACCGTCAGCCCCGGGCTGACCGGCGCGAACGTGGCCGCCGCGACGCTATCCCCTGTTCCGGCAAGCCAGTTCGTGAAATCGAAGGTGTAGTCCAGCACCGCGTCGGCGGCCTGGGTCCAGGTCGGGCCGACCCGGCCGAAGCTGGTCACCACCTCGGTGCTGCCGACCGGCACCGAGTAGGTGCGCAGCGGCGACGGGGTGTGCACCCGGTAGTCGGAGAAGCTCACGCTGCCCGCGATCGGCCCGAGCGATCCCGCCAGGTCGAGGTCCACGATGGCGGGAGTGAGGTTCGCGCCGACCGCGCCCCACTGCCCGTTCGGTGATGTCGTGGTGGCCGTCGACACGACGAGGCCCGCGCCTGGGGCGTCCCCGAGCAGCAGCAGCTGATCAGCCCCGTGGGCGGCGACGGCGCGTTGGGTCTGGTTGAAGCCGAACGTGTTCACCTGCGGGGAGACGCCGTAGGCGGCCACGACCCGGTTCGCGGGGGTGGTCGACGGGATCATGAGGGTTTCGGCGTTGGCCGCGGCGGTGATGACGTCGCCGAAGCCGGTTACACCGGTGTAGGCCACCGAGTTCGCCGCCATGTAGGAGGCGGTGTCGGCGGTGATCGAGAAGGTCTCTTGCGCGGTCGGTGGCCGCAGCAGCCCGAACGCGAAGAAGTGGACGTAGAACTCCTCGTAGGTGAAGTAATACGGGGCGGCCCACCGGTAGAAGTTCATCACCGACCCGAGCGGGATCATCGCTGTTGTGCCGGCCTTGGCGGTGACGGTGAGGTTGGGGTCGGGCGACAGCGCTGTCACGAAGGTCAGGGCGGCGTTGGCGGAGGCGCCGAGGGTGTGCGCCCAGCCGGCGCCGGTGGTTTGGCCGCCGGACGTGCCGCCGGCGCCGACGGAGTCGTAGGCGACCGCCGAACCGGTCAACGCGACGCCGATGCCGGCCCACGAGGCGGCGGTGGAGTCTTGGGCGGTGAAGTTGACCGTCGCGGCGCCGGCCGCATCCCCGATCAGCAGCGGGTCGTTGCTCAGCGACGCCCACGGCAGGTTGTAGCGGCTGGTCTGGTTGAAGTTGGTGATCGGCCCCAGCGCCGCCGACGAGGAGGTGGTGAAGCCGGCGACGACCATTTGCCCCGACGCGGAGGGAACGCTGAGCGCTGGCGTCCCGCCGGAGCCTGCGGCCGTGGTGGCCGGGCCGACGGAGGCGACCCCGGGGTAGGTGGCCGATGCCAGCGACAGGAGTTGCTGGGTGGCGCTGGTGGGCATCCCTGTGAAGGAGGCCTGCACGGGTTGCGGCCCGGTCGGCGGATCCAGCAGGTAGTAGAGCTCGGTGATGCCTTGGTTGCCGGGCCAGAGCTGTTGGCCGCCGGGGACCAGGGTCATGGGCTGGCCGCCGAATTCGACACCGAACGTCGCGGCGCTGGGGTTGACGCCGCCGGCCCAGGACAGCGCGGCGAGCGCGCACAGGTTCGCCGCGGCGGGGCTGGCGTTGTGCGTCGTCTGCGCGCTGCCGCTCGAGGCGGATCCGGCGATCGGGGCGACGACCGCGGCCGACGAGTCGAACAGAACAGGCATCAGGAGGCCAGCCCTTGCCAGGTGAACGCCAGCCCGGTGACGTTGAGGACGTCGCCCTGCGCGATGGTGATCGGCGGGGCGGCCTGCATGGTGAGCAGGCAGATCGCGCTCGGATCGGTGCTAAACCCGTTCCAGAGGCTGGCGGCGACGATCTGGTCTTCGGCGGTCACGTTGAACGTCGGCGCGCCGCCGGTGATCGTGATGACCCCGGCCGCCGGGGAGGCGAACGTGACCTGGGCCCGCGTGGACACCGCCGGCGACACGTTGGCGGTGCCGAGCCCGGGCGCCCCGTTGTGCAGTTGCAGGCAGGCGATCGGCACCGTCAGCGGCGTGTTCTGCAGGGTGCCGAGCACCAGGTCGGCGAACGCCGGGGTTATCCCGTAGGAGGACATGGGGTTTCCTTCAAGGGTCTAGTGGGGATGGGTGGTGGTCCAAAGCCAGTGCAGGATCACGCCGATCAGCACGGCGGCGCCCAGCGTCCAGGCCGACGTCACGATGTCGGTGACCGCGGGGCCCATCGCGAACGGTCCTACGCGGTGGCGGTGATCGGTGTGCTGGCCGCCGATGTCGCGGTGATGCCGTCGGCGCCGGTGACGGTGTAGGTGAACGCGAACTCGTGCCCGTCGACGAGCCCGGTCACGGTGAGCGTGACAGTGTCGCCGTCGACGATCGGGTCGCCCGAAAGTTCAGCTGCGCCAGTGGTGTCGGCGGTGAGGTCGGTTTGGGTGACCTCGTAGTTGAACGGCCCGGTCGCTGTGTTCGGTTGCGGGAAAACGATTTCGGCGCTCAGACCAGGCTGCGCTGATACTGTCGGCGCGATCATCATGAATCCAGTGATCACGATTTATCCTGCCGTTCCGGTGTTAGCGATTTCGCAGAAGAAGTCGGCGGATCCGCCGCCGACGATGGTGTTGGGGTAGGAGCTGGAGTTGCTGTAGGACACGAACCCCGGCTGGACGTAGTCGCCGGCGTCGAGCTGCACACCGATGAACGATGCACCCTTTTGGATGTAGTACGGCAGCGCTCCCGGGGAAGTCAGGCAGATGACGTCGATGTCATACAGCAGACCGTTTTTGAAGATCCCGACACCGAAATAGGCATAGCTGGCACCACTTTTCGGCACCCACTGGGTCATGACCCGCACGTTGTAGATGGCCGACTTGTGGACGGTGAGCTTATTGGTGGACGGGTCGTAGGTGTAGTTCGAGGTCTGCGCCTGGATGTTGTTGAAGTAGTTGGCCGGCGCCAACGCGCAGTTGATGTTGTTGGCCAACTTGATCGCGGTCGTCGACAGGTTGCCGGCTTGGAACACGTCACCGATGATCGGGCCCGGAGCGTCGTCGACGAACCCGAACGACGCCATCTGGGAGGGCGCCATTCCCGCGTACTGGGCCAGCCCGAAGCCGCAATACCGGTATGCGGCACCGTAGTTGGTCACACCCGAGGTGTCGAGGTATTCCAGGATCGCGACACCGTTGACGATGATTTGAAGCAGCGGATGGTTGTTGCCGTCGAACCCGCAGGACAGCGAATACGCGGCGCCGGCGTAGAACGTCGGTTCGCTGGGCGTCCACTGCGCCAGCACCGTGTCTGTCCCGTTGACCACGTTGTGGATCGAGTACAGGATGGGGCTGATCTCGGCGTAGACGTAGGTGGTCATCGACGCGTTGGAGCGGCCGATCAGGATGTCATAGCCGGAGCCTTCGGACAGGTTGAAGTAGTTGTAGGAGCCGGGCGCGTTGTAGTAGACGGCGGAGACGATCTGGTCGTCGGTGTTGGTCGGGGTCGGGTGCAGCGCCAGCCCGGTGAAATTGGCTGTGCCGCTGGGGTTGAGCTGCGCATAGCCTGAGCTGTTGATCCCGAGTGTGCCGTAGCCGGCCGGGGTGTAGGTCTCGGTGAATCCGGCCAGTGTGGCGGTGGAGAAGTTCAGGAAGACGTTGATGCCGTTGTTGGAGTCGGCGGCGTCTTGGGCTTGCATCGACTGCACCGCGGTGTTGGTGGCGGCGATCGTCGCGGCGGTGGCCTGCAGCACGAGCTGGGCGTCCGCGGCGGTCCCGGTGCCGCCGAGGATCCCGCCGAGTCCTTGGATGATGGCGCCGATGATGTTGGCGACGCCCTGCACGGCGGAGACGATGAAGTTCGCGACGTCGTCGATCACCTCGGCGCCGGTCTTGAGGATCAGCGTGGCGATGTTGGCGATCGCCTGCAGGGCTTCGGCCCCGAACGACGCCAGCGCGGCGAACGGGTTAGCGCCGGCGCCCAGGCCTCCGACCAGCGCCGAGGCCACCCCATTCGCGGTGCCGGTCGACAGGTTGTGCGCGCGGCCGATGACCCCGATTTCCTGGGTGGACGGCGAGTCCTGGGGCGGAACGTTGTGGATCGCCGGGTTCGGGGTGATCGCCGGCGGGTCCGACGTCGCGTAGGTGGGGTCGATCGTCATAGCGGCACGAAGCTCGGCCGGACCTGGAAGCTGCAGCGGGCGGTCGTCGACCACTGGTTCGCCGACGCCGTCTGGTTCTCGGCGTACAGGTAGATCGTGGCGGCCTGCCCCGCGGGCACGATGTTGGCGCTGCCCGGCCCCAGCCCGTAGGAGATGGCTTGAACGGTGCCCGGGGATGCGCCGGGGTTGCCGTAGCCGTAGGCGCAGATCTGCCCGGAGGGACCGCTGACGCGGGCCACCAGGTCGACCATGGTGTCGACCGCGCCGACGACGTTGGCTTGGGCTTTGACTTCCGGCCACCACGCCAGCAGCTGCGCGGGTACCTGGATGGCGCCGATCTGCTTCTGGGAGTTGGTGTTCGCCGGGGAGGCGACGATACCTGTTGCGTAGTACCAGTTCCCGACCGGGACGGGCTGCCATTGCGCCTGACCGCTGCCGGGATCCCAGCCGATCATGTATCCGGCCGCCGCGGTCACCCCCCCAAGAACCTGCGAGATCGTCGTCTGGCCGTCTTGTCCCGGCGGGCCGGCCCAGTTGTAGAAGGTGAGGCTGAGCGCGACCGGGTCGCCGTTGGAATCCCATTCGGTTTCAACGACTTCGGGGTTGGGTGAGGGCAGCGGTGTGCCGTAGGCGACCGGGATCATCTGGAAGGTGAACTTCACCGCGGGCCCGGGGGGGCCGGGCTGCACCGCCGGGAACGAGGCTCTGCCACCACCCGGGCCGAACACCACGATCCCGGCGCCGGAGGCGTTGTTGAACGCGGCCGGGAACCACACCGAGCCGTTGAACGTCACCGACCCATCGGGGTTGGTCGACCACGTATTGCCCGGCAGGTAATAGGTTTGGCCGTTGTACGTGACGTACATGCCGTTGGGGTCGGCATAAAACGCTGGTGCTGTCACGTCAGGTTGCCTCCTGAAAGAATGATGTTCACATAGGTTTCAAGGCCCGAGATTTTCCGCAGGATCTTCGTCGGTGCGCCTTCTTCGCTTTTGCCGTCACCGATCTGCAGGGTTACCCGATTGCGTTCGGTGCGTGAGTCTTTGATGTCGAGCAGCTCGACGTAGTCGATATAGAGCGTGCCGCGGCGAATGTAGAACACGAGGGTTCCGCGCCAGATCTCGCGGCCGACCGCGAACGGCTGGTTGTCGATGAAACTGATTTTCGCCGAGGGGTATCCGCGGATATTCCACAACGCCGAGGCCTGCGAGAACAGGGAGTCGATCGACAGCGCGCCTTCACCGGAGGGAAAGAACTTCTCGGCGAACATGTACGGTCCGCCTTTGAGTTTCGCGTCGTAGTTCTCCGCGACGGAGAAGGCGAACAGCACGTTGTCAAAGATGCCGTCCAACAGGCTGTTCGGTACGCCGGTGACGCCGAGGACGATGGTGATCGCGTCGATAAGCCACTCCAAGGTGGCGTTGATCAGATCGTTGATCCACTTCGGGGACTGGCCACCGATGACCGCCTGGTAGGCGAGCGGGGCGTGGTGGTCCACGCTGAAGTCGATCATCCCCGATTCGACGACGTCGAGGTTGAAATACACGCTCGGCGGTATGAAGTCCACACCGATCGTCGGGGCGATGTACTCGCCCAAATCCGGTGTCAGATAGGAGGCTTCGTTGTTCGGGTTCAGCAGCGGCGCCAGCGCGTTGCCGAGCAGTGAGCCTTCGAGCTGGGTGAGGTCGACCACCAAGCCCTCGAACGGGCCCCACGGGCCGGTGAACCCGGAGCGGTCACGCAGCGTGATCACACACGTGGCCACCGTCAGCGGGAACCACAGCCCTTCGGGCTGCGGGTCGCCGGGCACCCACATGGTGGCGTCGATGTCGAACCCGTTGTCCTGGACCTGCTGGTTGACCAGTTTCCAGATCGAGTCCATGCGGCCGTTGATCTCGATCCACGCCGAGGTGTCGTTGAGGACATCCGGTGCGATCACACAGATCGGGGTGACCAGCATCTGCATGAGGTCCATCGGTTTGGCGCCGTCGCCGTAGAGAGTTTCGGTCAGCCACGCGATGAAGTCCGGGTGCAGGGAGGTGATGTTGTTGACCAGTTCCCACAGCCGGAACTGCAGCCGGAACGCCTGCTCGCGGATCAGGGTGGCGATCACGGTGAGGCCTGGTCCGATGCCGAACCATTCGCCCGGCTCCTGAATGAATATGGGCAGGAAAGGATTTGGCCACGTCAGGATCCGGTCGAGCCATGTTTTGTCGCCGACGAGCTCGCAGGCGACAGTTTGGATGCCCTGTTTGGATTGGTCGTGGGCGACGTCGATGCGGCCGGACCACCGGTAGCCGGGGTCGGTGGGATGCCACGGGGAGTTGCCCTTGGTGTAGATGACCGGCACCACGATGGTGTCGCACTGGATCGCAACCTCGGCGAGGTCGTCGTCGCCGTCGAGGGTCAGCGATCCCGCCGGCAGATCCTTGCGCGGGTCCATCAGATGCAGGTCGACGTAGCGGCCCGAGCAGTCCGGATCGATGCACGTGTAGTACTGGTCGTAGACGGCCAGGGTGGCCTTCGGTGACGGTATGAGCTGCGGTGTCGCTGCGGCTTTCGCGGTTTGGATCGCAGTCAGTGGGTTGCCGCCCCGTAGTGCTTGGATCAGGGCGGTCGCGGTCGGGGCGGTCACGCCGGGTGAATCCTACGCGGGGTCAACGACATAACGATCTGGGAGGACGCGGTGCCGCCGGTGATCGACACCGGGATCTGTGACAGCGTGACCTGATCCGGTGTGGCCACACCCGGTATCGGGGTGTCATAGACCCCGGACAGCAGTTTCTGGAACGAGGTGTCGGTGAGGTTGTTCATGTTCACCACTCGCTGCTGGCGCGGCAGCGTGGACAGGAACGCGACGTCTCCGGCCTTCAGCGGCCCGACGGTGATCATGTTCGTGCTGTTGGGGCCGTTGCCGAATCCCCACGTTCCGGGCCCGTAGAACAGGATGTCGGGCCAGCCCTCCTGGGTGCCCTGGTTCGACAGGCCGACATACCCGGTTTCGGCGGCCTGGTTGTTGTCGGCGCCGGCGAAATAGGCGATCGGGGCGGGCTGGGCTTCGTTGAAAATGCCTTGCCCAGTGGTCATTCCGAATCCGGTGTAGCGGTTGGCTGGCCCGAGGGGGCTGGTTTCGCCGGCCTCGGTGAACGAGACGACTTCGGTGCCGTCGAAGCGGGTCACCGCGAAGCTGCGCGGCACGCCCGGGACCGCGCCTGCGATGAACTGCCAGGTCTCCCCGGGCAGCGGCGCGGAGAACAGGTCGATCACCCGGTAGAGCATCGTCACGACACCGTCGACGACGCAGTAGACTTCGATTCCGCCCCAACCGAAGTCGCAGAACACGCCGTTGCCGTTGGCGTCCATTCGGGCGCCGATGACGGTGGTGGCTTCGCCGAACAGCACCACACCGTCCCAGCCGGCGCCGAGGGTGACGGTCACGACTTGGTTGTCGGTGTCGGTGGGCTGGGCGGTGTAGATGTTGAGCACGCCCTGGGTGGAGTTACCGGAGTCGGCCCAGTGGACTTGGCGGTCGGCGCCGACGTACTCGTAGCCGGAGCCCTTCGGGTTGTAGATGGTCGACCAGCCCGGCCCGAGCCCGGATTCGGTTGGAGTGGCGAAGTTGTCGGAGAAGTCGGCGTAGGTGGGCCCCCAGGAGTCGACGACGGGGATGGTTGTCCAGAAGCTGTCGTCGATGCGGCAGATGTGGGTCATGTCCCACACCCCGATCTCGCGGGGGGTGAGTTTCATTGCGTCGCCCCAGGAGTCGGGCATCAGCCGGACCTGGGCGGTCCAGTAGCCGCCGTCGGGGGTGATGTATTCCATCGTCAGGGTGGTGTCGCGTGGGGTGGACCAGGCTCCCATCCATTCGTCCATGATCTGTTGCAGCACTTGGGGTGTGCGGGCATGGACTTGCAGCTTCAGCTTGATGATGGCCGGGTCGTACACCTTGCCCTGGTAGGTGACCCCGTCTTGGCGGGCGGCCTGCAGGTCAAGGTTCTTGAACTTCGCGGCCATCCCGACCGGGTTCTCGACGCACAGGATGCCGTCGGTCACGCCGGGGAACGGCGCCAAGCCGCCCATCAGGTAGAAGATGTGCTGGCGGTCGGCGCTGGTCACCCACAGGTTCGGGAGATCACCTGCGGCGAGCTGGTCGGCACCGTAGGGGGTGATGGTGCCGTTCGGCCACATGCTCACCCTGTGTATGCCTGCGATGCGCCCCACGTCGTGCCGACCGCGCGGGCTGAGTTGTTGATGGCCATCTGCGAATTGATGTCCTCGTGCAGCTGCTTGGGGTCGTTGGCCTGCACGTGCACGGGGCCCATGATCTGGATCGGCGCCTGCGGCTGCGTGTTACCGACGTTGGCGTACTGGTCGGAGGAGGCGTTGGAGGCGAACGGCTGCTGGGTTTGGCCGGCGGTGTTCTGCTGGCCGGCCGGCCGCACACCGGTCACACCCATCAGCAGGCGGCCGGGGATGGTTTTCGACCAATCCGCCCCGGTCGCATCGGAATTCGGGATCAACGCCTCCAGCAGGCCTTCGACGCCGATGCCGACGTCCTGGGCGCCGTAGGCGGCGGCCCGGTTGAGCTCTTGGAAGCCGATGTTCATCGCTGAGGAGACGGCGCCGCCGGCGCCGCCGAAGGTGCCCATGTCGGCGCCCATCGCGGCGGCCTGGGTGGCCGCGCCTTCGAGGCCGCCGATGATGCCGCCGGAGAAACCGATGCCTGGCAGGGCTCCTTGCCCGGTTCCGGGCTGTTGAACATCAGCACCGGGTGTCGCGGTGTCGGACAGTCCCTGCTTGGATCCGGGGCTGACAGCGCCGGGGCCGGTGGGTTCGTGGATGCTGGCGTTGTCGCCGGGCTTCGGCGCGCCCGGCGGCGGCTCGATCGCGGGCCCGCCGGGGGCGCCGGGCGCCTTGACCATGTTCTGCGGCTGCTGGGCCGGCGCCTGCTGCTGCGGCGGAGGCTCCGGTTGATCGGTCACCTCGCCGCCGGGCGCGTAGTAGCGCACCGACGTCGGGTCGATGCGGCCCTGCCGGATCGCGTCCATGAAGCCGGGTCCGTATTTGTCGACGGCCTCGCTGGGCTCGACATACTCGTGAGGCGACAGCCACGCCGGGATCGTGTCGGTGCCGGACGGCCCGCCGGACGCGAAATGCGCTCCGGGAACGAACAGATTCGCGGTCTCAGGAGGCAGGCCCGGCTGCGGCGGCGGAGGCGGCGGAGTGTAGGGGGGAACCTGCATCTGGTGGAAACCGGGGCGCGGCGCGCCAATCCCGGCCATTCCCAATGGGTTGCCGTGCAGCCATTTGTTGACCTCACGCCCCTCGTCAATGGTCGTCCCGGGAGTCGGATACAGCGACCTCAACCACGGCGGAATCGCAGCGTCTTGCGGCCCGAGACCCTCCCCGGGCTTGAAACCCGGGCTCATTCCCTGAGCGCGGCCGCTGAACAGACTGTTGATCAAGGGCGGGCTGCCCGGCGGCGCGCTCAAAGGCAGAACGCCTGGGGGGATTCCCAATGCTGAGGGAGACCGGACGTATCCAGGACCGCCTGCGTCGGGGCGCGCGAAAGCGTTGCGCAGCAGCCGAAGTTGCTGATCCGGTGGCAGCTTCGCAATCTGGTCGGCGGTCAGCGGCCCGTTGAGGTCGGCCGGGGCGGATGGCGCACCGCCGCCGGACGCGCCAGCACCAGCACCAGCCCCGCCGCTGCTGGGTGTCGGTCCGATGGTGTTGCCGCGGGCTGTGTCGAGCCCGGCGGCGGCCGCGTCGTCAGCGCCCGGCGCGCCTGGCGGCGCGGCGAGCGGGGCGGGATTCGGGAAGCCGAACCGCGCCGCGCCGAGACCACCGGGGACGCCCAGGCCGCCGAAGCCGCCACCAGCGCCCCCCGCGCCGGGTGGGGCTTGGCCGATCGCGGCCCACGCCGCGGTCTCCAACGGCCCCAGCACCAGGTCTTCGAGGAACCCGACGGTCCACTCCGCGAGCCCGGGCAGCCCCTTGGACAGCCCGAAGCGGTCGGCCAGCGGCACCGGCAGGAACGGGTTCTCGCCGCCGCCGGCGCCGCGGCGGCCGTGCATCGCGTGGAACGTGCCGCGCTCGGCCTCGGCCAGCCGCTGCTGCTCCTGGGTGCGTTCGGCCTTGAGGTGGCGGATCTCTTCGTCGAGGCGGTCGCGTTCGGACTGCTTGGCGGTGGCCTTCAGCTCCGAGCGGCGTTTCTCGGCGTTGTCGATCTCGGCGTCGAGGTGCCGCAGCCGTTCCTCGGCCGCCGCGACGCGCTGCGGGTTGGCCGTGTAGTAGCCCGGCTGCCCGCCCGGGCCGGTGCCCGGTGTCGCGCCCGGCGGAATGCCGCCGCCCATTCCGCCGAAACCACCCGCGCCCATGCCGGCGGCGAAGCCGGGCATCCCGGTGGCCGCGCCTTCCCCGTACAGGGTGGGCAGGAACATGTGGTGGTCGAACTGGGAGCTGGCCGCGCCGGCCGCGCCGGCGCCGATCACGAAGTTGCCGTGGCTGCCGCCGGCTTCGGCGTTCTCCCCGTTGGACAGGGTCATCGCGGCGTGCCCGTCGTTGGGGTTAGGGCCATGGTCGTACCAGCCCACGCTGATGGAGCCGGGGCCGCCGATGCCGGGCTGGAAACCCAGCGCGGCCAGCCACTGGCCCATGTTCTTCGTCGTCGGCAGGTTCGTCGCCGGCAACCCCATCGCCCCGAGAATGACCCGGCCGACCATCCCCGAGCAGTCGTCCCGGGCGCCCTGGCTGTAGGGGGTTCCGGCCAGCGACGAGGCGACCGCAACGTCGGGGGCCATGCCGCCGTAGCCGAGCGCGCCGCCGCCGGCGCGGCCGAGCACGATGCGGCCGTTCATCAGATCGGAGCGGAACTTGTACACCTCAGAGTGGCCGCCCATCTTCTGCACCTCGTGGTGGGTCAGGACGTGCTCACCGTCGGCGCCCCAAAACAGCGCGGAGTCATGGCCTTTCGGGCCGGGCGCGTGCAGCGGGCCGCCCTCGGCGTGACTGGTCAGCTGGTTATACAGGCCGACAGCGAAACCACCTGCGGCACCAACACCGGCGCCGATCGCGGTGCCGACGCCGGGAATGATCGAACCAGCGGCCGCGCCGAGCGCCGCACCAGTTGCGGTATCGGTGCCGACCACGGCCGCGCTGTGCAAGAAGCTGTTCGGGTCGGTGTGATCCTGGGCCCACTGGCCGCCGAGCTGCGCCCCGATACCGAGGATGCCGGCGGCCTTCAACCCCGACAGCGCGGTGCTGAGTCGGCTCGTGGCCACCTCGGCGCCTTCCTCCTGGGCGATGATCGTGCCCAGTCCGGACGCGATGGGACGAAGGATGGTGCCGACGATGTCGATCGCCTTGAACGTCAACCACGCTCCGCCGAGGCCTTCGAGCGCAGTGATGACGCCGTGCGCTATGCCCGGGTGCTTGGCTAGTTCGTCACCAACCCACTTCGCATCCTTCGCGACCTCGGTCATCACCGGGACGAAAGCGCTGCCGATCTCTGCTTCGGCGGCGCCGAACGCCGCATGGGCGTCACGCATCTTCGCGTTGAGCGTGTCCTGGGACTCGTGGAAGCCCTTTACCGTGCCGTCGGCTTCGGTGTACGTGGTGGCAATCGCCTTGATGCGGTCGTTCGTCTCTTGCGCGTGATCGCCGGAAACCTGCAGTGCCACAGACTGGCCCGCGACCGTGCCGGTCATGTCACGCATCGCCTTGCCGAGCGTCTCAATCGTGTCGCGCCCGGTACGCATCGCCTTGCTGTAACCGTCGACTTTGTCGTTGAGCTGCGCAAACTCCATGAGCTTTGCCCGGTCCTCGGCGACGCTGTCCCGCGCGGCCTTGGTGTAATCCTTGACGGTGATCTCGTTGTTCTTCAACGCCGTCGCCAACTGCGCGGCGTGCGGCGACATCTGCGTGATCATCTCGTCGAGATCGGCAGCGGCCTGCGAACTCTTGAAAAGCTCACCCTGATTGAGCTTCATGCCCGGCAGCAACTTCGACTGCACCGTGTCGAACAGGTACTGCATCGTCCCGGCCAGACCGCGCTCCGAAAGCTTCTGACTCACCTCGTCGGCGTTGATTCCGAACTGCGCCATAGCATCCCGCGCGGGCTGAGACTGCCCGGTGAACGCGTTGATCGCGTTGCGCATGTTCTCGGTCGCCTGCTCCGGTGATGTACCGGATTGGGTGAGCTGCGCAAGCGTGCCCCACACGTCTTCGAGCTTGAGATGCGCTGCGGCAGCGACAGGTTCGACCGAATGCAACGCGCCAGCGAAATCCTGGAAACTGGTTTTCGCCGATCCGACAGCGGTCACCATCTGCGACATCAGCCGTGCTGCTTGCTCCGGTTTGACGTTGAAGTCGGTCATGGACGTGGTGAGGCCGTTGACCACTTCCATCAGGTCGGCTTGTTCCGAGCCGGCCCCCTGGGCCGCGGCGTCGAGCACCTTCAGGCCGTCGGCCCCCCGGAAACCGGCCTTCTCGATGGTGTACATCGCGTTCATCAGCTCAGTGGTGCTGTAGCCGACCTTGCCGGACATCTGCAGTACGCCGTCAGAAATCGTCTTCAGGTTGCCGCTGAACTGGCCGCCGATCATCTCGCCGGTCTCGCCGGCAGCGGCATGCAGCTTCATCAACTGCTGCTCGAGATCGCCTGCTTTGCGGGTGGTGAGATCCATCGCGATTCCAACGCCGGCCACCGAGCCGATGCCGGCGGCGTTGAAGATCGGGTTCGCCCCGAGCTTCTGCAGCCGGCTGACCGAGTCCGCGGTCTCGTTGCCGGCCTTGGCCAGCCGGCCGTGCGCGGCTTCGGCCGCGATCATCGCGTCGATATGGTCGCGCTGCGAGCGGGCGAGCATCGCCTGCGCCGCCGCGGTGCGGCTGCTGTCGTCCCCGTACTTCACGGTGGCCTCGGCGAGCCGGCGCTGATCGCGGATCATCCGGGCGGCCGCATCCGCTTCCACGTCCGCGGCGCGCCGCCACTCCTGCTGCAGCGCCAGCAATTCCCGCCGGGCGGCGGTGCCGTCCACCGCGGCGAACGCCTTCGACAGCGACCCTCCCAGACCGTGGGAGATGTCGTTGCCGACGCGGGCGAAGTGATCGACCAGCGCCCGGGAGGTCGCCATGAGCGCGCGCTGGTCTATCCGAGATTCAACGTCGAGGTATACAGGCACGGCTCACCGCCTCTCGTATGAGTAAGCGCCTTGGTGGACATGGGCTCTGGCTTTGGCGACCAGGTCGGCGCGTTTCTGGCGCTCCCGCTGCGCGAGCACCTCGTGCAGCGGCTCGTACAGGCCCGCGAGGTCCGGGGTGGTGTCGCGGCCGTCGTTGCGCAGCATCACCAGCTCACGCACGTTGCGGGCCGCGATCTTGCGGTCGAGCGTCCAGTCGACGTATTCGCCCACCACGGCAACGTCTTTCGGCAGTTTGCCGTAGCCGGGGATCAGCAGCAGCTGGTCCTTCAGGTTCGGGTCGGGGCCGCGGTATTCGACGACCCGGAAGGTGCGCTCGGCGGCCTCTTTGAACCGTGAGGTCTCCGGCAGCTCGGCCAGCAGCTCGAGCAGCTCCCGGCTGGACATGCGGCCTTGGTGCCAGTCGCGGATGTGACAGCCGGGGTAGTAGCGGCGAAGGTCAGACGCTATCTGGGTCGGGAACAGCCGCCACAGCTTGATCGCTTCCAGCACTTTTGGAATCGGCGGCCCGCTTGTTCGCGATGACCCGGTTCATCTTGGCCCAGATGAACGACACGTCGTTGGCGCGGCCGCCGGCGGCCTTGAACGCTTCGTAGCGGTCACCGAAGATCGCTTTGGCCAGCTGGATGCTGTAGTTCTCCACCAGCACCGTGTTGCCGTCTGCGTCGGTCTTGCGTGCCGGATCCTTCAACGCGCCACGGGTTTTCACGGTGCCGTCGTCGTTGAGGACGTCGGGGTGGCGGTCCCAGGACTCGACTTCGAGCTGCAGGGCGTCGTAACGCTGCTGCTGGTCGTCGTCGAGCAGGGACGGGTTGGGGATCTCGAACACGTCACCGCGGGGTGTGCGGATCTTCTCGCTGGCGACGTAGCCGAGGTAGTCGGCGGCTTGTTCGCGGGCGGCCTCGAACGAGTCGTATTCGGACACGAGGGTTTCCTTGCTGCGTGGGCGGTTGCGTAGGCATCGCCGGGGCGAGCGGCCCACGCAAGCGGTCGCCCCGGCGATGGATGGGTGTTACGAGGCGGTCGAGGTGAACGCGTTGGACACCGGCGACGTCACCGTGGTCTCACCGCTGGTCGCCGTCACCTGCACACCGCCGTACGCCGTGGAGGCGGTCAGGCCGGTGAGCTGGATCGTGGTGAAGCCACCAGCGACCGTCGGGGAGGGTGCGACGGTGGCCGCCGCCCAGGTGTTGCCCTGCTGGATCTGCGCGGTGTAGGCGGGGCTGGCCACGTCGGTCGGCGTCGGGAACTGCACGTTGGCCGTCAGCCCGGTCACCGGCGTGGCGAGAGGCGCGAAGGTCTCGAACTCGAAGTCACCCGAGGCGTTCCACTGCGACCCGGCGTAGCACGTCCACTCCGCCTGCTTGGAGAACGGGTCGGGCAGCACCTCGTAGGTCAGCTGCGAGCTGTACGGGTTCTTGCGGGCGAGGTCTTCCTTGCCCTTCTTGTCGGTGATCACGTGCGGCAGCACCCGGGCCAGCAGCTGGCCGTCGGTGTCGACGATCATCGCGATGATGATCCGGTCGACCGGCACATCGGTGTTTCCTCGCGGGATGATCAACCCCGGAGTGCCCAGCGCGGGAACACCGTTGACGAGCGGCAGCTCGTACTTGAGGTAGCGGGTCAGCGGCGTCTCCTCGAGCGGCTCGAACACGATCTTGTCGTCGAGCTTGGTCAGCACGTTGCGCGCCGAGCGGACCTGCTGGGCGCTCGGGGTCTGCTGCATCGTCTGATCCGGGGTGATCGACGTCGAGTCCTCTTTCAGCAGCCCGACATGGTGGAAGCCCAGGTTCGCGCCCGGCGCGGTCACCAGCAGGTCGGGCCGGATCGACACACCATCGGCGGCGAACGGCGTGAACAGGTTGACCACCTGGCCGTTGGGCAGCGTGGCCGGGCCGAGGCCCTTGGCCGGGTCGGCGAGGTTGAACACGCTGCCGTCGGCGTTGAAGTAGTCCCGGATGAAGATGTCGGTGATCTGGCCGTAGCGGATCGCCAACGGGTTCAGGCCGGGCTGGATCAGCTGAGCCCAGCTGGCACCGGTTGCGGGCAGTCCAGTCATTGCGATGGTTTCCTCTCATGCGAAACTGCCCGCACCTGAAATCAGGTGGGGCTCAACAGGGTTCGTTGCTAATTACGTGGTCGGTGTGAAACGCAGCAGCGCATCGTAGCGCGCCACGTACCGCTTGATGTGGGGGTCGCGGTATTCGGCGAACACCGGCGGCATGTGCGGGCAGATCCACGCCCCGGCCGGCCGGCCGTCGGGCATGATCACCACATCGCCTGGGGTTTGGGACAACAACAGCTCGTCGGCGTTCCAGGCGGCGTCGCTGGCCGCCGCGCGGCCTTCCGCTTGGTTGGTGCCCTTGGCGTAGGTGTGCACCGACACGGTCGCGTCCAGCACGTATTTGTCGGACTTGTTGACCACCGAGGTCACCACGTAGCACGGCAGCGGCGTCTCCTGGTCGCGCTCCGGGCCGACCGGCAGCCCCAGCGGTTCCAGCTTGGCGATGAAAAACGCCTCCGGGGCCGCGGGGCGCCCGTACTTGAGGGTCATCGGCGACCCCGCCGGCCGCGGCCGCGGGCGGCTTTGAACGCCGCCGACCGCGCCGTCCGGGCCTGCTCCACAGCGCGGCGCTGCGCCGCGATGTGATGAGCGCCGGCGCCGGCCGCGGCCAGCTTCTCCAGGCGCTCCAGCTCGCCGCGCAGACGCCCCTGCGCGTGCTGCACGCCCTCGTCGATGATCGGCCCGGTGCCGCCGAAGTACTTGGCCGTCTTGGCGAAGATGGCGTCCTCGGGAAAGTGGCGGGTGCCGACCTCTTGCCACAACGCGATCGGGCTGTTCGACCCGACCCGCAGATGACCGGGCTTGCCGGTCGTGCGGACCTTGATCGACTCGCGGAAGTCCCCCGGCGCGCCCTCCGGCGGGGCGGTGCGGCGATCATCACGGCCGGTCTCACCGAACACCGGCGCCAGGTCGCGGGCGTAGTCGCGGACCTTCTCGGCGAACTTGTGCAGCTCGTGCTCAATCTCCACCGAGTGCAGCCCGGCGGCGATCTCCGCTTCGATGGTCATCGGTAGAGTCCGTCCGTCCACGAGATCCACGTCCAAGGGCGGCGCCAGCCCATCCACATCCGTCCTGGACGTCGGCGATCGCGCTTGCTGGTTCTCATCCGGCCTGCCATTCGCACACGATCCACGCGTACGACGGAGAGCCGTCGATGTCGTACTCGATCTCCGGCAGCCCTTGGACCTTGTAATTGCGTTGCGCCAGAGCGTCATTCGGGCGCTGAGGCTGGATCCACATCGAGTTGTCGATCGCCACGGGGATCGGATCGTCGTTGCTGTCGAGAAGCGGGTTGCCGGACTGGTCGAACGTCGGAATGCCGAACCCGGCCACGTACGGCAGGAACGCCCACGCCCGCTCGTGGCTGGTGATGGTGTCGGATTGCTCCTCGACCGGGCCGCGGGTGTAGGGCTCGAACGCGCAACCGAACACCCAGGCCACCACCGTCGGCGCCTTGACTGGCTGGAACAGCGAGTCTGTCGCGCCGGTGGGCTGAAACTGCACGACCGCGAGGGTTTCCCCGCCGGGATAGTCACTCATTGTTGACGTCCCAGTAGTCCCAGCCCTGGTTGCCGAATTGGTCGGACCACCAGGTGGGCCAGCCCTGATCCGGGTCGTCGGCGTCGAAGTCGTTCGGGCAGCACGACGTCATCGGCACCGCTTCGAGGGGAATGCCCAAGAGCTGCTTGTGGACGTTGGTGAACTCCAACGCCCGCATCGGGTCGCTGAAGCTGCCGCCGTCCATGCGGTGGCCGGTGGTGCGGGAGAACGACGCGAGCTTGCTGTACCGCTGATAGCGCACAGCGCTCGATACGACGTCCCACACGACGAACTGCGCCGACGGATCATCGGCCGGAAGGTTGGCGCCCTGCGGCCCGTTGTTGTAGATCCAATTCGACGCCACCTGCAGCAGCAACGTGACGATCGCCCGCTGCTGGACGGTCAGCGGCGGCCCGTCCCACAACGCCGTGAACCCGGCCAGATCGAGAAACGGCGTCGGCGACGGCGCGGTCATCTCACCCGAGCAGGTCGATGAGCTCTTGCTTGTTCTGCTTGCCCAGGGCGAGCAGCTCATCGCGGTCATGGCCGAGCGACGCCCCGTAGTCCGCCCACTTCTCGACCGGGGCGGTCTTGGCGGGCTTGGCCGGCCCGGCGCCCCCGGCCGCGGGGCTGTCGGCGGCGGCCGCAGCGGGGGGCGTGTCGTCGATCTCCTCGACCAGGCCGAGCCGCAGCCAGCGGTCACGCTGCTCGGGGCCGAGCCAGTGAATGATCGCGCCGGCGTAGCAGTGGTGGTTTCGGCCTTCGCGGTCCTTGGCGACGACCAGCGGGGCGGTGACGCGGTAGGCCATCACACACCCTCGATCTGCACGATCGCCTTGGGCTCGATGATGATCGGGGTGGTGACGCGCCGGGCCCGGATGCGCCACCGGTCATTCTTGTCCTCGCGCATCGTCTTGACCTGGATCATCGAGCGGCCGTCGTCGTTGGCTGAGCCGTCGGACTGTGAGCCGACGTATCCGGGGGCGGGCAGCTCCTCGTCGACGAACGCGCCGAAGATCGTGGCGTCGAGGACCGCGGCGAACGGCTCGAACGGGCCGCCGGGAAGGTTCGGCGTGGACAGCCACGTCTTGCCCAGCATCCGCACCGCCAAACCGGTTTCGATGCCCTCGAAGATCGGGTTCTTCGTCACGCCCTGGGCACCCATGTCCTCCCGCGGCAGCGCGGCGGTGATGTTGGGGTCGCCCATGACCGCGGCGAAGGTCTGCAGGTCCAGCACGACGGTGTTGGCGCGGTAGCCCTGCTTGAGGGAGCGCATCAGCTCCTCGGCGAACATGACGTCACGCAGGATCTTCGGCGCGTTGCTGCCCGAACCGTTCCAGTTCGCGCCGCCGGCCGGGCTCGAGCCGCCGATGGTGGATGCGCCGGCGTTCACCGACTGGGTGATCGCGGCGACCATCGCCGACATGACCACCGAGTCGATCTGGGCGACCATGCTGTTGACGATCTTGATGAACGCCCGCGCGACCACGTCGAAGTTCTGCCGGGCGATCGACTCGTCAGTGATCGGCGTGTCCAGGCCCCACTTGACGACGTTGGCCATCTGCGCGGGACCGGTCGGGACCGGGGTCAGCGGGTACTCGTCGCCGGGCTGCACCGCTTGCGGGGTGTTGGCCGCGAAGATCGACTCGATCTGTTCGTAGATGACCGACCCGTCTTTGGTGTAGAACTGCCCGGTCAGCACCTTGTTGCCGATGAAGATTTGGTCGGCGATCAGGCGCAGCGCGCGCAGCACGGTCGTCGGGTCGTTAAGGTAACGACTGATCGAGTAAACGTCTTGCGTGGCAAGGTTTCCGGTGGGAAAGCCAGGAGGCTCGAGAATGGGCATCTCGACCTAGTCCTTTCTGGAAGTGCTGCGGCGCAGCGGGTTTCGGGGTTGAAAAAAACCCCGACCCACTACGGGAGTCGGGGTGCGTGTGGCTGGTGCTGGCGGCCGGTCAGAACTCGCCGAGCCGGACGGCGACCTGGCCGTTTGCGGCCGCGCTCCACGCGTGGCCGATCACCTGGTCGTAGGTGGTGCCGTCGCCGAGGTCGTCGACTGCGCCGTTCGCGGCGGCCACGACGGGGTCTCCGGCGTTGATCGCGCCGGCGGCGGCCAGCAGGTGCACGCCGCCGAAGTACACGCTGACCGGGGCGCCGGAGGCGGCGCTGGCCGCGGCCACACCGACCTGGGCTGAGGTCGCCGCTGAAGTCGGTACGACGGTGGGGTTCACCCCGCCGCCGACCAGCGTGCCGCCGGTGATCACGACCAGCTGACCCTGGGTGATCGCCGCACCGGCGATGCAGGATGCCTGGGTGCCGGCGAGATAGAGGGGGACGTAGTCCTGTCCAGCCATGTCAGTTCACGCTGCCTTTCGTGGTGGGGAATCCGAGACGGGCCATGACCATGCCGTGGGCGTAGTCCTTGGCCTGCTGCTCGGGGTCGGGGGCGCCCTCGAAGCCGATCTGGCCGGCCACGCCCTGGTGGCCGACCTCATTGACGGGGATCAGGCCGGCCGCCAGGCTGGCCAGCACCTGCTTGGTGCCGTCGCGGTCGGCCTTGAGCGCGGCCAGCCAGTGGTCCTTGCGGGCCGGGGCGATCTTGCCCTGGCCGATCGCGGCCATGACGGTGCGCTCGTCTTCCTCGGCGATCTGACGGGCGCGCGCCTCAACACCTTGCGCGGCAGCGGCTTTCAGCTCGTCGAGGGTGGCCTGCTCGATCTGCACCAGCCCGTTGACCACGCCGGCGGCCGCCGCGACCGGCGCGGGCTGCGGCTCGGGTTCAGGTTCGGCCGCGGGCGCCGGAGGCTTGAGCTCGGCGATCTTGGCCAGCACGGTGTCCTCGTCGGCGGATGCGTCGATACCGAGCGCTTCGGCGACCTTTTCGGGTAGAGCCACGATGGCCCCTCCTTCTGTTTCGGAAGCCTCGCCGGCTTCGATCTTGATTCCGAACTTCTTCGCAGCAGCCTTGATGCGGTCCTTGATCTGGGCCAGTTCTGCTGCGCTGTAATCCTTTTGGTTCTTCGGCATGTTGATGTACGCCCACGCCGCGCGAACATGCTCAGCGGTGTCGATCGGGTACTTGCCGTTCTTCGGGTCCGCATACTTGACGTCCCCGTACGGCTTCGGGGCGTCGGCGGCTTCGATGGTCAGCTCGATCGCCTTGCCGCCGACCTGGCCGGCCGCGGCGATGTCGTACAACCGGGCCACATCCTGCAGGCTCTGCAACGACTCCACACCCGGGCGGGTGGCCCCGAGCAGCGCCAGCCCGGTCAGCACGAACTCGTGCTCGCTGCCATCCGGCGCGGTGTAGTCATACAGGCCTTCGATCGAGCGCGACGGGTACGCCGACGGCAGGATCTCGGCCAGCCACTCCGGGACGCCGACCATGTCACCGATCAGCGCCTGCCCGTCCTCGGAGGCCCGCAGGTTATCCAGCCAGCCCACCGCCGGGTCACCGGAGAAGCGGGGGTCGTTGTGGCCCAACCGGATCACCGGCTTGCGCAGCAGCCCCTTGTTGTGCGCGTCGATCGCCGCGGCGATCTCCTTGGTCGTGCATTCCCACTCGCCGGTCGACAGATTCCACTTGCCCACCCGCATCAGCTCGACGCCGGGCACGGTCACGAGGTTCACCACAGTGTCAGCTCTCCTCTTTCGGCATTGATGGTCAGCCGGCGGCCGCGGCGCCCGGCCGAGGCGTTGGCCGCGCCCTTGTACGGCAGCGCCGGCAACGCGGTATCAACCGGCTCGGTATCGGCCGGCACGTCCGGCTCAACCACCGACGACGGGGGCTTGGGGAACTGGGCCGGGTTCTCGGCCTGCAGATCCGGGTCGGCGGCCGGCAAACCGAGCTGCTGACGCTCGAACGCCTCAAGCTCGGGGTCCGCGGTGAGCAGCCCGGCGTTGACCAGCATCTGCAGCGCCGCCGCGGAGGCGTCTTGGCGGGAACCGATCTCGTCGACCACGAGCATCGGGCAGCCCGCGTCGACACCGAAGTTGATGTCCACCAGATCCTCGACCACGTGGGCCTGGGCGGTGTCGCGGATGTCGTCGGCGACCTGCTGCACACCCTGGGTGAACGTCGACTCCTGCACCGACGCGAGCGCATATGAGCCGCCGCGGTCCAGGTTCAGGAAGTGCGCCAGGGCGCACAACGCCATCTGCTTGTCGTGGTACTCGATGGCCATCCGGATGAACCCCGACGGCAACTGTCCCTGCACGCCCATCAGTTCCATCTCGGCGCCGAACGGCAACGCCACACCGGCCGTGTTGCCGCCCCGGAACTGCCGCGCGATGTTCAGATACGGCTGCAGATCCGAGCTACCGATACTGGCCTCAGAAACCGACTGCGGGGCAATGACTTTCGGGACACCGACACCGTTGCGGCGCGCCGCGGTCGCCTCGATGCGGATCAGCTCGTCCTTGAGCAGCCAGTGCTTGTAGGCCGGCCGGAACAAGCTGTTGCCGATCCACTGCCCCGGGTCCGGGTCACGCACATACACGACGAGCCGCGACACCGGGATCTGCAGCTGCAAACCACTCATGCCGCCCTGCGTCGTCCCCATCGGAGCCCCGAACGCCGTCCCGGGCGGGTACTGGGTGATGCCCACCAGGCCCCCGTCGAGGGCGACGTCCCAGTAGGCGATCGTCGAGGACGGCCTGGGCGCCAACTTCCGCAGATAGGCTCGCCCGTCATCACCGATCCGGTACACCTGCTCGAACACCTGATGCCCGAACTGCTGATGCCGCAACGCGAGTTTCAGGTGCTTGGTCCACGAGAACCGGTCCCTGGTGCGCGGTTTCGGCTGGGGGTCGTTGTCGCCGACGATCGGCAACCCCAGGTTCGTCGCGACGAAGTCGACGATCTCGTCCTCGGCACCGTTCGGGTCGATCCGCCACGGCGTGCGCAGGATCGGCAGCGCGATCGCGTAATACACGCTGGCCAGCCGGGAATCCTCACGCCACATCCGGGTGTAGGTGCGAACACTGTTGGGCCACAACAGCTCCGGAACCTGCTCGAACTGGTCCCACTGGCTGAACGCCGACAGCATCCCCGGGAACGGGTTCGCGAACCCTGTCTCGGTGACCGGCGCCGCGGTCTTGGTGTTGTGCCCTGCAACCTTGCGTGGTAGGCGCTGCCTAACGGCCGGTACGCGCGTGTTCGGCGCCACTCAGCCTCCCTAACAGGTCAAAACGGAGCGTTCATGGCGTCGAATTCACGCTCAAAATCGGCTCCGGATGTCTCAATTTCGTTGTCCGCCAACGGCGCAGCCGACCGCGTTGGCGGCGCAGAGAACGTCAGCAGACCCCAATGCGCCAACGTCGCGGCCATCAGCTGCACGATCTGCCCGCCCGGCTTGCGGTCCCACGCGAACCGGTCGCCCGGCAGGTCTCGTTTCGACGCCGAGATCACCGCTTCGTTCAGCACGGCCTGGTTGGAATGGGTGATCTGGGCCGCTTCGACAGCCTCGACGATGCCTTCGCAGGCCAACGCCAGCTCGGAGGTGTTCGTCATCACCGGCTCGATGCCAGCCTCGATCAGATACGGCTTGAGGACCGCCGCCGGCGACCGGGACTCGATCACCAACGCTGCCGGGTCAGCCTGGGTGACGATGTCGACGAGCTTCTCGACCACCTCAGTCGCCGACGCCGCCTGGTTGTAGCCGATCTCGATATGGGCGTGCCCGTCAGCAGTGCGCGTCGCCCCGGCGATCGCCCACAGCTTCGTTACCGGATCGCGGTCCACCGCAATCACCTGCGGATAGATGTTCACCAGATCCGGCGATCCGTCCCCTAGCGCGTCCCACTTCTCGATCGGGAAGATGTGGACGTCGGTGATGTCCTTCGGCCACCGGCCGACTGAGAGCCGCTCGACCTCCCATTTCGCCAGATCACGCCGGAACGCCGCCAACTCATCTTCGATGTACTCCTCGGTCACCAGGTAGTCCATCGACGGATTCGCGGCAGCCCAATTCGCGCGGTCCTCACGCCAAACCCGACGCGCCGCAGGATCTTCCGGCGGCTCTGGCGCCGACCATTCCAGCCACAACAGCTTCGGATCATCACCAGCTAGCGCGCGGGCCCGCAGCGACGCCCACTTGCCGCAATACTCGTGCGTCTCCTCATCAGCCGCGGAACCCAGATACCAGATCTGCGGGTTCTTCGCCGTGGTCAGCAGCGGCATGATCGCCGCCTGCGACGCCGGCGACCAGATCATCGCCTCGTCGATCACCAGCCGGTCCACCGAGAAGCCACGGCCACCGGATTTCGTGCGCGTCCGGAACCGGATGATCGACTCGTTCTTCAGCCGAATCGACTCCCGGCCGTTCCCGCGGCGGATCTGCGCGACCTCGTTCTCCAACAGCGGGTGCGACAAGATCAGCGCTTCGAGCTTGTCCATCGACTCCATGGCCGTCTGGAACTCGTGCGCAGTGTGCAGGATCGACACGCCCGGCTCGTTGATCATCCAACCGAGCTCGACGACCTCGATGCCGCCGTTCTTGCCGTTCTGCCGGGCCACCAGGACGCCGACCTCGAACGCCAGCCACCGGCCCGCGTCGTCGGTGGCCATGCCCTCGCGGACCACCAGCTCTTGCCAGGGAATATTCTCCCGGCCCGCGATCTTGGCGCACTCGAGCGCATCCAAGCCCGCGGTGTAGTCCCGGGCGATCTCCGGGCGCGGAAAGTGACTAACCCGCGGCGTCTGCTTGCCGCGCGGCTCTGCGGGCCGCGATCTCGTCAGCAATCGTGGTGGCCTTACTGGTCTCAGGAGGATCCTCCGCCGCGCCGGCCGACGCTCCATGCGTCTCGTACGACAAACCGTTCAAGATCCGGTGCAACGCCGACGCCGCCAGCCGGGCCTCGCTGCGAACCGGATCCATCGGATCAGCGCGCAGGATCTTGTCGTACTTGTCGAGCCGATCCGTCAGCCGGCAGGCTTCAGCGACGAGCACCTTCGTGTCGACCGGTGTCTCGGGCCCCACCAGATCGCGCCACAGCGCAGCTGCGCGGCGACCAAGCTTCACCGGCCGAATCGGATCAATCGCCATGAGCTGCCAAAATGGTGCGTTTTCCGTCCGGGGGAGAGAAAAAAGCGACCGGGCGGCGGTCGCCGTGGCCCCCCTCCCCCTCGATTTTTTCGGCCGGGGGGTGGTACAACGGGCGGCACATTGTTTGCTGGGAGGGTCGGGGCGGCTGGGGCCGGCCGCGCCATGGTGACCGTGGGACCGGTGACCGGTTGCATGGGTCCATGCAGGTGTTAAGGCCAGGTCATGGCCGTGTGGCCGAGGTCGGGCTGATTGTGTGTCGCGCGTCTGCCGGTGAGTGCTGGGCGTTGGTGGTCGCGGGTTCCGTCGCCGCGTTCGCTGTTGCAGGTGCCGTGGAGTAGGCGGTCGGCGAGGGTGCCTCCGGCTGAGCGTGGGATGGAGTGGTCACCGGAGAGCGCCTTGTGGTCCCAGTTGAGTGTGGGGTCGCGGTACATGGGTTGGCCGCACCACCAGCATGGGGTGCCGTCGATGTGGTGGTGTTTGAGGCGGGCGACTTGCTGTTTGTGCCTGTGGCCGAGGCCGCGTTGTGTGGTGGTGCGGTGATGGGTGCCGGGCACGGGGATCAGGCTGGTGGTGTGGGGAGTTCCGGTGGGCCGTCGACGATGACGGTGAGCACGAAGGTGCGGTCGTCTTGTTGGGTGACGGTCATGGTTGCGGGGAAGCGGGGGTGGCTGGTCATGAGGTGGGCGAATTTGCCGAGCCATGCGCCGATCTGGTTGCGCTGCAGGCGTTTGGTGGCTTCGTGGAAGGGCAGCAGCTGGGCCAGGATGGGCGGCGGCTCGAAGTGGTGGTTCATTCCCAGCACCGGTGGTTGTGGCCGATGGCTTCGATGCCTTGCCGGTAGAGCTTGGCGGTGAAGTGGTCTGGCCGGTTGGGGTCGAGCTGGAGGTTCGTCAGCGTGTGGATGGCGCAGGCGCAGTGTGCGCAGTATGCGGTGGCGACGAGGTAGGGGCCGAGGTTGTCAGTGGGTGCGGGGTCGTTGGGGTGGCTGATGGTGTAGCCGGCGCTGGTGATGTGGTGGACGATGGCGCGGGCGACGTCGAGGGCGCGGCGGTTGATCTTGTCGGCCATTTCGGGTGAGTGTCCGACGGTGGAGTGGGAGAGCAGTCGGTAGCGGACGGGTTGGCCGTCGGGGCCGGGGATGGTGAGGTTGTGCAGGTTGTCGGCGATGAGTTTCGCGACGGCCTCGTTGTTACTGGGCATCGGCGTCTCGCAGCGAGAACTTCCGTCCGGATTGCTGAAGCACGTTGAGCAGTTCTTCGGTGTCTCCGTCGAAGTGGACCTTGTACGACGGCGTGAGTTCGCAGAATTCGGCGTGGCGGCGCTCGGGTGTCACGTAGTCAGCGGGCGGCTCGAATTCGACCGGGTGGATTACCAGGGAGCGCACGAACATGTTGACCGTTGCGGCGAGGCAGTTTTTGCCGTCGATTCGGCTGAGTTCGAGTACGGGTCGGTCGGCCGGGGCTAGTAGTTCGGCACCGTTGATTTTGATGCGCCGCGGCACGAGGGCGCCGACGTCGTCGTAACCGTGTCCGGCTGGCCAGTCTTCCCAGACTTCGATATCGGCGCCGCGTGGTTGGGTGTTGCCCGGCATGTCGGCCATTTGCGTGGACCTTTGTGAAATGCGAAAAGCCACCCGCGTTTGGGGTGGCTTGGGTGTTTTTGGGCGCGTTGAAGGCCCGTTGGTGTGTCACGGTAGCTGAGGGTGGCCGCAGATGTCAAGGTTGGAGGGGCGGGACGACACCGGAGCATCGCCCCGCCCTGAAGGTGCCTTGTCCCGATGTCTAAACGGGGGCCAGCACCTAGTCTTGTGGACAGACCCATCCTCCCAGAAGGTCACACGCATCTATCCATGCCGTGAGCTGTCAAACGGGCCAACGTACGCCGCTACCCATATATCGGGACCGCCGGACAACCGGCGCAACCCTTTAGCCAGTTCGTAAGCGGCGCTCATGGTCTCAGCGGGCACGAACACCTCTACGTTGTCCAAGTCTCGAATGCGCCACCAACTCATATCGCGGATGACTTCGCGGATAACCTGCAATTCCCAATCGGTGAGAGAGCGGCTACGTGGGTCCGGGCGGTCCTGTAGGTACCAACGGGTACGGTCGTCGTAAGTATGGCGGTAGCTGTGGTTGCCAGACGCCAGCGCGACGACCGCATCACGCTTGCGTTCAAAGTGATCCGCTTTACCACCGCATGGCAGTTCGATTGCGTATCTACGATTACCCCCGGTCACTTTCCAAGTGTTGGGCGTGTGCGTGAAATGCCGAGTGACCAATTCACGGAAACGTTCTACGTTTCCGCGTCTCCAATCCCGCTTATCGGTGGTCCCGCCGGTAGCGACGTACGCGGCAATATGATCGGTGCTCAATGTTCAAACCTCTCTAGGTAGTAGGGCAGCCGGTTTACGCTTCCTTGCTGTCATGGCTCACCGATAACCGTGCGTTCCGTCAGCTGGCCGTTTTGGCTTTGCCGGTCTTTCGGTCCATGTGGCGCTTGACTTTTCGGACGTCGGCGAGCCGGTATTCGGGTGTGTCTTCGCTGGAGTGGCGGGTGAAGACTCTGCGGCCGTTGGGGCGTACCCAGATCGCGGGTTTGAGTTGGTGTTCGCGGACCCAGCGGGCGAAGGTGCGCCAGTGCACGAATTCGCCGAGTTCGCCCATGATTCCGGTGGTGTAGCGGTCGGCGTCGGTGCGTTGATTGCCGATCAGCACCTCGCGGGGGAATGTCTTGTTGTCGGCGTTGTTGAGGGTGCGGTTGTAGAGGCGTTCAATGTTGTGGGTGGTGCGGCACAAGGGGTTTGGGCATGTGACTTCGATGGCGTCGCGGGGCGCGTAGAGGGCGAGGCCGCAGATTTTGCGTTCGATCATGGTGTCGCATTGGCCACAGAAGCGGGGTGCTGGTGGGCGGTTGATGACGCGTTCGATGTCGTCGACGATGGTCTTGATTTGCGTGTAGCAGGCGCCGGCGTCTGGGCGGCGGGCGATGGCGTGGACGTTGGCGGCCAGGTGTAGCGCGAGGTCGGCGGTGCTGGTCATTAGTCTGCGTTTCCTGCGGCGAGTGTTTCGGTGTTGGTGTTGACGGCGGTGACCCAGTCGAGCAGTGTGGTGTGGAGGTTGTCGAGGATTTCGGTTGGGCTTCCGGACCATTGGGTTTCGGCGGTCGCGTTTGCATCGGGTCCGAGGCGTACGAGCAGGGGTGTGGTGCGTTCGTTGGATCGGCGTGCCGAGCCGCCTTTGCGGGTGCGTCCCCAGGCTTCATCTTGCAGGGCGTCGATGCGGCCGGGTGATTGGTGTTCGATCCACCAGCGGCCACCGCTCTTGGTGCGGCCGCCGACCGCGGGCTCGGGCTCGCCGAGTGTTGGTGCGCCGACCCACTGGCCGATCGCGAGGCCCTGCAGCATCTCGTACAGATCCTGCTGGCATTGCGTGCACAGGAATAGTTCTGAGTGTGCTTGGCATTGTTGGCAATTCGCCACTTGTCAGCAGAACCTTTCATCCGGGACGTACCAGTCGGGTAGGCAGGATCGGCGTAGGTAGGTGACGTAGGGGACGGCGGTGATGTGCATGGTTGCGCCGTCCCAGTGGGCTTGGGTGTAGACGAACGCGAATGCTGGGTGTTCTTCGATGGTGAGTACACCGTTGAGGCCGGCGACGAGTTTGCATCGGAATTCGGGTGTGAGGCCGGTGATGGTCAGGTGGATGCCGTCGACGAGCTCGGCGGCGCGGATGATGTTGCCGGCGAGGTCGCTGACTGGCAGCAGTGGGATCTGCTGCGGTTCGACGGTGGCGACGGTGCGGGCGATGTGCTCTTTGAAGTCCTGTGACCAGAGGTTGACGAGGGTCATCGTGTCATGCCCATTCCCGGGGCTGTAAGCCACGCTGAGCCACGTTCACCCCGGGCCGGTATGGAACCAACCGGGAACCCATTCCGAATCGCTCACAAGGACTCTCAGGCCCGAACTGCGCACCAACGGGGTCACTCATCGTCGATCGCCTTGGATCGGGCGATGCTGTCGACGAGTTGCGCCAGCTCGTTGCGCCGGTCCAATTCGGCGTCGCGGCGGTCCTCGCGCGCCCGGCGCTCGGCGTCTGATTCACGTTCGGTGCGGTCACGGCGCACCGCGCGGGCCGCGTCGGTCAGATCCTTGGGCAGCGGCCGAAATCCGGATCCGTTCTCGGCGTACATTTTCGCGACGCCGGCCAGCACGTCGGGCGGTTGCAGCTCGTATCGAGCGATCTGCTCGGCCCAGGAATCGACAATGGCATGTGAGGCTTTCGGGAACCACGGGTCATAGGCGGCGCACTTGGCGAGCGCGATCGCGGCGGTCTGGTGGTAGTCGGTCATGGTTCGATCTCCGGTTGTCGTGGCTGGTTGGCGAACGCCAGGTAGCCGTTGACCTTGTCGTCGTGGCCGTTGGTGGCTGGTGATGCGCGGCTGGCTTTGAGCACATCGGACAGCACGGTTGGCAGGTATTCGGGCCGTTCGCAGTTGGGGCGCCGGTCCCAGGCGGTGAGTGCTTGGCGGATGAGCGTGTCGGGCTGGCCTTCACGGGTGAGTCGGTCGACTTGGGTGGCGAGCCGGTCGATGGTGCTGCGCGGGTATCCGGCGTAGCCGAGGGTTTGGCGCACTACGGTGCGGGCAGCGCTGCTGGGATGGTTGCGCGCGGGTTTGGCGGCGTTTTCGACGACGATGGCTTCGACGGTGGTGGCGTTGTGGTGGGTTGCGTTGGTTGGTGAGTCGTCGTCTTTTTCCCCTGTTCCCCTGTTCCCCTGTTCCCCTGTTCCAGCGCCGGAAGTTCCGTCACTGAGCGGCGGAATCTCCGCGGAATTCCTCGGAGATTCCGCGTCTGGCCGTTGAGCTGCGGAAATAGCCGCATTCGCGGCTTCGATGAGAGCCTCGTTCGGCTTGGCGCGCTTCTCGGTACGCTGATGCTTTTCCCACTCAGGAATGACGAAATATCGGCGTCCAGAGTGCTCGAAAAACACCACTCCGTAAGCTCTCGAAACTTCCGAGAGAATCCTCGGATAATCCGACACTGGTATCTCGTCGTTGGGAAACGCGAACCCGATCAGCCGAACCGGGGTCGCATCGCCGATGCCGTAGTCGTCGGCCCAGTTCCACATGGCGATGTACAGCAGCCGCGTCCGCAGGTCGGCTGCTGCGGTGTCGGGCGAATCCCAGAAATCCGGTTTGATCGTGCGAATGCGCGGCATCAGAGCATCGCTCCTCTTGGTCGGGCGGTGTTGTACAGCGGTCGTTCAGCGAGGATTGCGGCGCGCTCGGCGGCGAATCCGTCTGCGCGGCTTGGGAACCATTGCAGGCCGATGCGGTCGAAAGACTTCCCCCACGGCTTGCGGCGGTGCTTCGCGATTCTGGTTTTCGGGTCTGCGGAAACGCCGACGTATGCGAGCGTGTCGCCGGCGTACAGCCGGTACAGCCAAACGGGACCGGCGATGTCATCTCGATAGTTGTGTCTGCGATACATCAGCGGCGGCGGCCTCTCTCGTTGGCGGCGTGGCATGGCTGGCAGATCGGCCGCAGCGCCGGTGTCTTGAACAGGCCGCCGCAGCGGTCGCAGAACAGGGTGAGCAAGATCGGCAGCACCATCACCGGCCCCCTTCGTTGTTGTCGTCTGGCGCCAGTTCTAGGCCGGGGCAGTCGCATTGCACGTAGTCGTTGCGGCCGGGGCCGTAGTAGTTGCGTGCGCGGCATCGGCCGAGGAACCGGTCGCCCTTCTCGTCGGCTTCGTGCTCGGATTCGAAGTCGCCGCAGAGCAGGCATTCACGCGCCATTGCCGGCCCCGATCAACCCGCCCGCGCACGCGGCGCATTGCCACCTGTAGCGGTCCCAGCGCAGCGATTTCACGGGCGTCTTGTCGCCGCAGCAGTCGCAGCGGGCCCGGCCGCTACGGTCGCGTTCACGGCGGGCCAGCTCGGTTGTGCAGTCGGCGCGGTGCGCGCCGTGGACGGCGAAGTAGTAGCCGCAACCGCAGCACATGCCGGCGCGGGCGGTGGCCGCGGCGAACACCTGGGCCCACCGGTCGCGTGGCTTGCTGATCTTGCTCACTGGGCAACACCTGCCGGTCGCCTGCTGGTGAGGTGGTAGTGGTCGCCGCACGGGTACGGGTACAGCACCCTGCGGGCGGCCGGTTGCGCGTCGGCGCGCTTGCGGCCCCGGGCCACGCTGTGGTTCGTGCACTCAGGGCTGGCCCACAGCAGGTCGGTGCGCGGGAAGCGCCGCGGATCGACCGCCGACAGGTCGGCGCATAGATGGTCCGCGTCGGGGTGGTTTGTTACGAGCGCGCTTTCGCGGTCGGCGAGGTCGGCAGGATTTGGCATCTAGTCGTCGCCGCGGTTGATCGGAACGCGCAGCAGCAGATCGGGTTCGCCTTGCTGGCGTAGCCAGACGTCGCTGCGCGAGCCGAACAGTTCGTCAATGGCGTCTATCGCGTCGCCTTCGTTGGTGTATGCCTCGCTGCTTTGGGCCAGGATTCGGCCGTTGCCGGCGTTGATGGCGCGCCACCGCCACACTTGATGCCGGCGGGCACCGAACAGCGAGTGCGCCAGAGTTTTCGCGGGAGCTTCGCGTTGGTACAGGTAGACGTACACGACGGGTTCGTCGGAGGTCATGACGCCACCGCGTAGACGCGCTTGCTGGTCTGCGCGGTCACAGCCCCGGTGACGATGGCCCAGGCGTCGCGCACAATCTGGCGGGTGGGCTTGAGTTTGACCGCGAGCCAGAGCTGGCCGTCGCGCACGCGGGTGCGGAAGTAGGCTTGCACTACAACGAAAGCGGGGTGGCCGTCCCACGGCCGCAGCTCAAGGGTGATGAGTTGCGGCAGTTCCAGCCGGCGGCCCTTGCCGGCGCTCACGTTGTGCTCTTGCTTGTACGTGAGTGTCTGCCCGCCGTTGGCGCGCTCGATGGTGGATTCGAACTCGCCGCTGGTCGACGCCCGCACGCTGTCGATGATTTCGAGCAGGTCGGCCTGGTCGGGGTCAATCACGGTGTGCAGCAGCGATTCGACCAGATCACCGAATTCGCTTTGGGTGAAGTAGGTTCCCGACACCTTGTGCCAGGCGGTCCAGTCTTCGTCTTCGACGAGCTTCAACGTCAGCTTGTCGTCGCGCCAGCCGGCGAGGTCGTCGCCATCGTCGCCGATGCACCGGTGGTCGTTGTAAATCGCGGTGAGCCGGCCGGCGGTCGCGTTGCCCCACAGGGTGCCGGCGTCGCCGAGCGGGCGGCGGTCAAGCTCGGCGAGAAACGAGTCAAGGTCGGCGACGACGCGCTCGCCGACCGGCCGGAACGGGTTCTTCGTGACCTCGCTGGCGGGCACTTCGATCGTTTTGTGCTGCAAACCGTGCTGCTCGGTGACCGACACGACGTGGCGCACGTACGGGCGCGGGTCGTCGAGCACGTCGGCGGGGTGCGGGGTATTGACGACGTGCTCGGCGACGGCGCCGGCGATCGGGGACAAGGGTTGCAATTCAGGCATGATCTGTTGTTTTCCTGTTCTGGTTGTTGGGTTTTCGGGTTACCGGTCTTTGCCGGCGGCGGCGGTCTTGTTGTCGGCTGGTGTGTCGTAGTCGAATTCGCGTTGGTTCGGGTCGTTACGGTGCAGGCCGCCGTTGTCGTCGCCGAACCACATCGACGTGCGCGGGTCTTCGGGGATCGACGCGCTTACCGAGTCCTGAATGCGGAATGCATTCGGGATTTTCTCGACGGGCTTGATGGCGAATTTGACGGTGACGGTGGCGGATTTGCCGGTGCGTTGGACGGCTTCGACGGCTTCGCGGAGCTTGCTGGTCGCTTCGTCGTGCGCGCGTCCTTTGGCGTGGGTGAGCAACAGGGTTGCGAACTCTGTTGCGTCACTGCTGGGTTCGGGCATGGCAGGGTTTCCTTTCACTTGCTGTTGCCGGCGGCTTGCTCGGCTTTGATGTCGTGCTCGTTGAGCGCGTCGCGAACCTTGTCATCGAGCTGGCCAGCTTCGCGCCAGTCGATGAGCTGCGCGTGAATCCGTGTGATGTCGTCGTCGCTGAGTCCGTCGGTGTTGACGACTTCGCGGGCGAGCTCGCGCGGATACGGCGCGGTCTGCGTCATGATGTCGATTTCGGCCATCATCGGCCCTCGGTGAGTGGTTGTGTGCGCCAGCCGTGTTGGATCCACTCCTGGGCGAAACTGGCCATCCGGTCCTGTTGGGCTGGTGTGAGTTCGGTGAGACGCTGAGCCTTGTTCATGACTGAGCCGCCGGGTCACCGCTGCGCGTCTTCGCTGAACACGTCGATGATCTGCTTCGCCTGGGCGAGGGTCAGCGCCTCGTCGGCGGTCACGCGGGCGCCGGTGACGGTGTGCAGGTAGTCGTACCAGCTGGCGTCGTCGTCCAGCTTCTCGGCGGCCCGGATCTGCTTGAGCCGTGCGAGTTCCGATCGGCCGGCCATCTGGACGTCCGCCGCGGGATCGGTCGGCGGTTCGTCCGCCGGCGGGGCATCGTTGACCTGCGAGGTTTCCGGTTCTGGACGATTTTCTGAGGCACCCAGCGCAGGGTCGTCCACCACCTCGCCGTCGACATAGTCGGGCTCGGTGTTGATCGCATCTGGGGTGACGTCGACGCGGACACCGCCGTCGTGGGCGATGGCCTGCTGCTGCTCGGTCGATTTGGGCAGCAGCTTCATCAGGGTGCGGATCATCGTCTTGTCGGCCATCGCGTCGAAGTGATCCACCCACGGGCCCACAACTTTGCCGTTGCGGTCCTTGGCAGTGGCGTGCCGGTCGCGGTAGGCCTGCATGTCGGCGACGGAGACGGGTTCGGTGATGCGGTAGCCGCCGTCGACGGTGCGCCCGACCGCGTAGTACAGCTTGACGTCGCCGCGCGGCCCGTCGAGATAGGGGCGGTGCACCCATTTGTCCTCGGCTGCACCGTATTCGATCTCGAAGTAGTCGTTGGCGTAGACGCGGCGGGCGTGCAGCGACGCGATCCGGCCGGACCGGTAGGCCAGCTCGACGTAGCCCTGGTAGCCGATCACCAGCTGCGCGCGGAAGCCGCCCTTCCCGCCGTTCGGGCGCTCGAGGTTCTTGTCCCAGAAGGGCAACAGGTAGGCCTGCCCGAGCACGCTCACCCCGGGCCGCAGCCCGAGCTGCGCGCATGTCATCAGCGCACCGAGGACTGACTTGTGTTCACACTCAGCCAGTTTCGGGTTCGACTGCAGGCAGGTCAGGGCATCGCGGACCAGCTGGACGGCTTCGACACCGCGAGGCATGGCGAGCTGGAACTGCTGTTCCATCTGCCGGATCTTGTTCTGCAGGCTGTTTTCGGCCTGGGCGACGGTTCGGCGTTGCGCGACAGGCTTATAGTCGGTGGCGGTCATTACGTGGGTCTCCTTCTAGTCGATGTCGACGGGTTCGTTGAAGTCGCGCCGAAATGCCCACGGCGCGTAGCTGATCGGGTGGATGAGCGGCGGATACCCGGGCCAGGTACCGGTCTGCTGGCATTCGACGTATATGTCGATTGCTTCTCGCATCTGCTCAAGGCCAAGCTTGTATTCGTCGAGCCCGAATTCGTTGACCGAGATCAGATGCGGCGGTTCGAGTTCCTGGCAGACGTGCAGGAAGATCGGCGAGTCGTCGAGCCGCAGCGCGCGGGCGAGCGCGACGTACCACGCGAACTGCATGTGGTACCCGAACCGCAGCGCTGCGCGCCACCAAGACTTCGGGTTGGCGTCGGTGGTGGTCTTGTAGTCCACGATCAGCAGCCGGTCGCCAATGTCGATGACGTTGCCGTTGGTCAGCCAGTCCGCCCGGCCCCGCAGCCGAACAGCCGTCTCGGGGTCGTCGGCGTACATAGAGACCTCCGCGCGGCCTTCGGCGAACAGCGGCCCGGCGAGCTCGTGGTCACGCACAGCGGCGCGCATCTGCTCGGCGTTGGCCAGCTCGGATCCCAGCACCGGAACCAGGCCGAGTTCGTGCGCCTGGTCGCGGGCCTCGCGGGCGTCCTTCGTTCGCCAGTCCGGGGCGTCGACCACCACCAGATCAGCGCCCTTGCCGAGGATCAGCTTGTGCGCCAGGTGCCCAAGGTCATACTCGCGCTTGGGTTTCGGCGGGTGATCCTGGGCGCGCCGGAACTTGGCCGGCGAGGACAGCAGCAGCTTCGCCCCGGAGTAGGACAGGCTGGCGCGGTCGGCGTGGTAGACGGCCTCGGGGATGCCGTCGTGCACGCCCACACGCTGGGTGTCACTCATAGCGTGCGTCCTCCCGGTCGCCGCATAAACCCAGCGCGCGCCGGCACTCGTATTCCGTTACCGCGCGGTCCATCTCGGACATGTCGGCCACCGCGGCGCGCCATTCGTCTTCGTCGGTCACGCCGCCCCCCGGGGGACGTCGCCGGTGATGTCGTGCACGCGGGCCCACAACGCCTGCACCGGCACGTCGAGGTCGAACCAGGCGGCGAACGTCATGATCAGCTGCGCGGCCTTCGCGGGATGCCAGCGGCACAGATCCGTCAGCTGGTCGAACAGCAGGCGGCGGTCGTCGTCGCGGATCTTCTCAGCCACACCGACGGCGATCCTGGCGACCTGGTCGAGATCCGGGTCCGGGCTGCGGTCGAGTCGGCGCCTCATGCGTCGCCCTCTCCGATGTCGAGGCTTTCGCGGAGGAGTTCGTCGATGGTCTGGCCGGCGTCACGCATCGGGTGCTCCTTTGCGGGCCTTCTGTTCTTTCAACCGGTAGTGCGCTGTGCTGAACCAAAGCGCCGAGACGCCAAGCCAACTGGCGCTCAAGACGGCGTTGATGCCGCCTTCATGGGATAGCCACGCGGTCAGGTAGAGCGCCGAAACCGCCACGGCTGCAATGGCGTTGAACAGGGCTGCTTTCATGGTTCGACCTCCGTTGCCGGGGTGACGCATACGCTGCCGTCAGCTGGAACAGACAGGACGAGGGCGGCGCCGAAGATCAGGCCGAAGATGACCATCCACAGCGGCCACGGGCCGAGCCACCGGTCGCTCATGCCGCGGCGCCCGTCAGCTCGGCGCGCCACGCGGCGATGTCAGCTGCGGCCTCGTCCGGGAAGTTCTGGGCCACCAGGAACAGCGCGATGTCCAGGGTGGTGGACATGATCGTCGGGAACGCCGCGATCGGGGCCCGCTCATAGATGCTGCGGGTGTGGATCGCCTCGAGCAGGTCACGGAAGTAGTGCAGGTCGGAGTGGAAGTCGACGTCGTCGTCGGTCATCACCGGCTCGAGTTGCAACACCGGCTGGTGGCGTTGCCGCCAACGGGCGAGGATCCGCTTGGGGCCGGTTAGAATCGGGCTGCTCACGGGAAATGGGGTTCCTTTCCTGGTTGGGTTGGCCCGTCCCCGCTCTCTTCGGGGACGGGCCGCTTACTTGGCGGGCTGCGGGTAGGGGCTGGCTGGGCAGTCGAAGGTGTGGAAGCCGGGAACCGTCGAATTGCAGTTGCACGGCGGCGGCTGCCGCGCCAGCAGCAGGTTGCGGATGTCTTCGAGCTGCGCGCGGATCACGCCGAGGTGATCGGCCATCTCGTCGAGCAGGATCAGTTCAGCGTCGGGGCGCCGGCGGCGCTCCTCCCAGATCGCGTCAGCGGCCGGGTAGGCGATGTGCGCGAGGGCGTCGAAGGCGGCGGCGGCGAGCCAGCGTAATGCGTTGATCACGACACCGCTCCACTCACGAGCGCGACCGCGCGCTCCACCGGCGGCAGCGCGCCCAGATAGCAGGCCCGGCACAGGCAGTCATTCGGAAACCGCGCGGCGCGGAACGGCTTGAGACAGCGGTCACAGATACCGCCGAACAGCTGCGTCATAGCGCGCTCACCAACGCCAGCTGCCCAGTGCCGCGCAGCCTCTTATGCAGCTCCGCGAGCCCCTTCGGCGTGATCCGCACGGTGGGCTCACCGGCGACCAATTCGCCGCGGCCTTCATGCCAGAACGGGCGCCCGACTTTCTCGGCCAGCCGGCCGCAGTCGACCTGGGCTTGATAGGCGCGCCACCGGCCGTCACGTTTGAACAGCCACCGCTCGGCGGACATGAACAGGAACAGCCGGTCACGACCGATGCTGATGCTCGGATCCCGGGACAGCACTTTCGCGGCGTCGGCCACCGCGTAGTCGCCGGTGGATTCAGCGAGCTCGTTCCACGCCGACGCGGGCGCGGCCAGCTCAACCACCTTCGCGGTCAGCGCCTCGACGCGGGCCTGGGTGATGGTCAGCGCCCGGTGAACGATCTCGTCCTCCGTCAGCACCGGGGCGCCGTAGCTGCCGGTCTTACGGATCGACGGCAGGACCTCGCTTGTCACCCAGCGACGGACGTCGCGGGCCCGGTCCTTGTTGCTCTGGAAGATGAGCGCGTACATGCCGGACTCGTTGACGACCGTGATCACCTGGACCTGGGCGGCGATACCCTCGAACAACTGCGGAGTATCTGACCTGTGCAAAAGCCGTTTGTCGTCGTCGTGGACCATCTTCATCGCGGAAGTGGTGTCCCGGAGGCTGAGCATCCGGCAGGCATCCGCGGCCACGAACCACGGCTCGCTTTCGACCAGCACAGTCCGTAGGTGCGCGCCCTCGTAGCGGAACAGCTCGACGGCGCTCATGCGTCGCCGCTTTCGGCGTGGCCGGGCCCGACTTCCCCAGCCGGGCCCGGCCGGTCCTCTCCTACGCTCTGGTTGTCCAGACCGAGCGAAGGAGAAGCATCGTGACTACCCCCACCCCCGACGAAGCCCGAGACGGAATCCGGGCCCTCACGAACCACGTTCCGGAGACGATGACGGCGACTCACAGCGTCTTGTATCTGCTTGAGTCCCTGCGTTCCGTCCGTGGTGACGAAGGTGATATATCCATCGAGAAACTCCACCAAGTTGTCAGTAAGTTCGCGGCGACGTTCTCCATCTGCGTCCAGACCTTGGAGAACCGGATCGAGCGACTCGAAGGACGTCCCGGAATCAATGACTCCACCTGGGAGGCGATCATGGTGGAGTTCGGCCTGCTGAGCGGCTAACTCCTCACGGACGATCTCCCGCACCCGAGCCTCGGTCAGCGCGGTCATGCGCTGGCCCGCTCAAACGCTTCGATATCCGCTTCCGCGAACCGGTAGTAACCACCGGGTGTAGTGACGGCTGGCGTCAGTTTGCCCTTTTTGACCCACCGGCGTACGGCGGAACTATCAACGCGAAATCGCTTTGCAACCTCACTAGTCGTGAGTAGCACGACATCTGGCATGCGCAGAAGGTTGCCACCGACGCATAAGTCGTGTCAAGCACGACATGCCGTGAATATTTCCCAGCTAACCTTCAGATACACGACTTGCGCGACATACACGAGAAGTGCAAAATACTGATCATGGACACTCAGGTGACCCACTGGATCCCGGACGTCGACAACTTCGCCGTCAGGCTAGTTCTCGTCCGGCACGAGATGGGATGGAACGCCAAAGAGGCTGCCCTCGCATGCGGGATCAGTCCTCAATCATGGCGCGAATGGGAGATCTCGGGCCGCCGCCCGCGAGACTATGAGGGCATCTGCAAGCAGATCGCGGCGCGCACCGGGTGCGACCTGATCTGGCTTATGGCAGGAACCCCTAACCCGTACGGCGACGACCCCGCGGCCAGTGCCCCCACCAGGGCTCGAACCTGGGACCTGCGGATTAAAAGTCCGTAG